GGGCACCGACGACTGGAACAATGCGACCCTGGATGCAGGCGGCAATGATCTGAGCAAAAAAGGGACATACACGATCAGCGGTGAATCCGTCCGGGTGACCAATAGGGCGCAGAACACCCGCTTCCACTTTGGCGCGGACAAAACGCTGGTGATTGCCAAGGGCATGACCTATTGCGCATCCGTGCTGTACAAGCTCAACTCTGGCACGGACAGCCTGTTTTTGCAGTTCGAGACCAAGAACAGCAGCGGCGCAAAAAGTTATTACGGCAATGCATTCAAAAATGCGAAGCAGGACATTGCGCTGGATAACGGCTGGAAGCTGCGCTGGGCGGCGTTCACGGCGACCGCGGACGGCCATGCAGACGGTCTGTTTATAAGTACCGCGGACGACAACGCCACCGTTACCAACGATCTGACCATCATGCACCCCATGGTGCAGATGGGCAATGCCCCTACCGCTTGGACTGCCAGCACCGGCGACTATCTGACCGCCAACGAAACCAAAACCGAGATCAAGCAGACGTTTGACACCATCAAGTTGACGGCTTCCACCAGCGGCACTTCCAGCACCATCAAGCTGACTGCGGGCGGAACAGAGATCACCAGCGCACAGATCAACCTATCCGGCGTGGTGACATTTTCGGATTTGAGTACCTGGAACCAGGACAAGACGATCATCAACGGCGGCAATATCACCACAGGCCAGTTGCACAACCTAAAGTACAACACGGTGTACGATCTGGACAACGCCTGGATACGTATGGGCACCGAGGCCGGTGAGCGTGTGTACATCGACAACAGGCACATTGCCTGGTATGCCACCATCAACACCGGCAGCATCGGTCTGACCGGCGTGCTGTACTCAGAGGCGGGCAGCAGCTACATCGGCGCGTGCAGCAAGTACGCCAAGTACGGCTGGGTTGACGGCCTTAACCCGACATCTTACGTTGGGATGCAGATCACCTACAACCGCAGCGATGACAGCGATGCCGATTTTAATACGACCCGCGTTGGCGTGAGCGGAACGCTTAACTGCCGGAACCTGAACGCGTGGGGCAGCAAGTCCCGCGTGGTGCCTACCAGCTTCGGTGCGCTTAAAATGGCCGCATTTGAGACGCCGCTGCCAACCTTTGCGGACTGGGGCAAGGGCCAGTGCGGCCCCGAAGGCTGGTGCCTGATTGCCCTTGACCCGCGCTATGCGGAGACCATCGCCCAGCACGGGCAGCTGACCTGGCTGCTGACGGACTGCGATGGCACCGGCCACCTGTGGGCTGAGGATTGCGGCCAGTATGCCGTTATACATGGCAATCCAGGACAGAAATTTTCATGGATGGCTATGGCGGCACAAAAGGGCTATGAGGGCGAGTACGCCGAACCCAGCGAGTGCAATTATCCTGCTCCCATGCCGGAAGGCGAAGATTTGGCCGCAATTACCGCCGCCCGTGCGCTGGATTCCAGTGCTGACGCTGCGGACAGCTTGTTGACCGATACCAACGCAAAACTAAATACCAAAAATCTGTTGAAATTGGAGGATAACGAGGCATGAAAAAACTGACCAGCGTTGCGGTGGTTACCACCGCAGAGGGCGAGCGCGTATCTTACGCTTACACCGAATTAGACAGTGACGGCAACATCACCAGCCAGAACAACCGGGCATCTTTTGTAGCCCTGGACGATGATCTGCTGACCGCCATTGCAACCCTGAAAAACGCTGTAAACGCACGACTGTAAAGGAGGATGCACCATGACTGACAACAAACGCATTAAAGATTGCAAACGCAAAGTTATTGCTGCAATTAACGAAGCAAGGCTGCCGTTTGCCGTCACAGAGTTGATTTTGGAGAACGTTTTGAACGCCGTGCTGGAGAATATGGCAGCCGAAGAAGCAGCGGCGGCAAACATCGAACCTCCGAAAACAGAGGAAGAAAAACCGCCGTATTAAGGCAGTGAATGGATGCGGTTAAATCCAGATTGGAGGGCGTGTAATGGCATTGCATGAAGTACAGCTGAAAGGATACAGTGTTAGACCAGGCAACTTATCGCTTGGCACTTATGACAGTTACGGTATCGAGCAGCTGCATGTGACACTTGACGATACGTGGAGCCGGCTTGCGATTGATGCAACTTTCCACAACACGCCCAACGATAAGGGCGTGACCATGCTGGTAGACGCGGACGGCCTTGTGACCGTCCCTCCGGAAGCCTGCAAGCAACCATCTAAGTACGCCACTATCACGTTCCGGGGCGTGCAAGACGGTGTGCAGCGCATCAGCTGCAATCTGCCCTACGTAGTGCTGGATCACGCGCAAGTGCCTGGTGCCAACAGCACCGCCACTCCCAGCGAGAATGCCCAGGCCCTTGCCCAGATGCAGGCACTGCGGGACGGCGCTGTAGATGCCAAGAACCAGGCTGAAGCTGCCCGCGATGATGCTGCCAAAAGCGCCGTTGCAGCCAAGGAATCCGAAACCAACGCAGGCCAGTCCGCCACTGCCGCCAAAACGGCACAGAGTGCGGCAGAGACGGCAAAAGCCGGTGCGGAAACGGCACAAAAGGCCGCTGCATCCAGCGCCAGCAGTGCAAGTACATCCGCAAGCACTGCGACGACACAGGCAGCGGCGGCAAAATCCAGCGCCACAACAGCAAAGGCATCGGAGGCGGCGGCGGGAAAATCTGCCAAAGAGGCAGCCGCCAGCGCGGCAAATCTGGACAGTGCCGTGAACACGGCAACGCAGAAAGCGGCGGCAGCTAGTGCTTCGGCGGAAGCGGCAAAGGCAAGCGAGAGTGCGGCAGCAAGCAGTGAGGCGGCTGCTAGAAAGTATGCGAACAGCGCAGAATTGGCAGCCAAGACAGCAGGTGAAGCCGCAGCGGAAAAGCTGCAACAGATGCAGGTGATCCAGGACGACGTAACAGCCAAGCAGGCCCAGACGGCTACCGATGCGACGGCGGCAGAAAAGGCAAAAGTAGCCGCTGAAGCCGCACAGAAGGGCGCTGCTGCCAGCGAGACTGCTTCCGCTGATAGCGCTGCTGCTGCTAAGGCAAGTGAAGATGCAGCTGCAAAGAGCGCGGCAGATGCCGACAGCACTGCCAACAGCATCAATAATTCCATGATGCAGATTGCCGCGAACAAAGAGGCAGTTAGTCAGCTAAAGGAAGATACTGCTGCGCTGCAGAAGCGCCAGAATGTGCTTGTTGGCAGCGAGACAGGCAACCTGGTAAGCTGTGATGACGCTTTTGCCGCGCCGCTGTGCGGTCTGACTGTCTACGGCAGAAGTACGCAGGATGGCACACCCACGCCGGATGCACCTGTGCCTATCGTGAGCGCTGGTGACGGCGGGAGCGTGACGGTGAAAGCGACAGGGAAGAATCTGCTGAATATTCCTGACGAGTCAGGGACCGCTAGAGGTGTAACGGTTACTGCAAAAGATGGGTTAATATCGATTTCAGGAACGGCGACTAGTTCTGGCTACGCCAAGTTAGACATCCCACCATTTATTGCATCCGGTGTGGTGATTTTATCATCTAGCATCACATCTCCAAAAGTGAAACTTGTATCAGAAACATGGAGCGTTATTCTTTCTTTAGGTGCCGCCGATAAAATGTCTGATATGGCAACCAGAATAGTTTTCATCGTCACTCAAGGACAAACATACAATCTCACTGGCGTAAAAGTTCAGCTTGAACTTGGCACAACCGCCACCGCCTACTCCCCCTACCGTGAACAGCTCCTCACCCTGCCCACCCCCACCGGTTTACCCGGCATCCCTGTCACGTCCGGCGGCAACTACACGGATGAAAATGGTCAGCAATGGATTTGCGATGAGGTGGACTTGGAGAAAGGGGTGAAGGTGCAAAGGGTGAACGCCGTAGACTTGTCAACCTGTACAATTACGGGTACCACTAACCTTGCGGCAACAAAACGACTTGCGATTCGGTTGCCACTCAAAGGTAAAGATTATACAGCAAAAGCCCTATGCAATAGATTGCCATATTTAGTTTCGTTTACTAGCGATACCATTCACTTTTATGTAGACGTAAACAATGCGCAAGTTTTTATTCCCATTGGCGCTAAAAACCCGGAAGAAGGAGAATACATTTTATTCTACATTCTCGACGCTCCCATCGAAACCCCGCTCACCCCTGCTGAAATTGCGGCTTACAAAGCCCTCATCTCTTATGCGCCCGACACCGTGGTGCAGGCGAGCGACGGCGCAGGGGTAAAGCTGGACTACCAGCGGGACGTAAATCTCGTCGTCAAAAATCTTGAGGATGCCATTGCATCCATGACTACCACTTAACCACTTAAAGGAGATACACATTATGGCTATCAAAAGTAAAGCCCGGCACGACCTGACCCTGCGCTCTATCAAGCGCGAAATCGCCGCCGGACGTGACGTGGCATACTGGTTGGACAAGGCGTACACCCATCTGGACAGTGGCCTGCTGACGGAGGACGACATCGCAGAAGTGGAGACTCTGGCACAGGCGTACTACGACGCTCTGGACGCTGAGGACAAGGCGAACGCTGAGAAAATCACGCAGTAAGGAGAATATCATGTCAAGCACTGCATACGCACACGTACGTTTTCTTGATGGGACTTTGGCTGACTATCAAACAGAAAGGACAACAAATCATGAGACTTTCAAACGGTGAATGCCGACTGGAAGACCTACTGACAGGCCCTACGCGGTGGAGTGGCCTGTTCTGTCTGTGGAATAAAAAGGAGAGTGAAACCGATGAATGATAAAATGATTCTGTCGCCCGAAATGGACGAGGAACTGTCGAACGGGAAGGGAGAGGACGAGAATGAGTGATTCTGAACTGGCCGTTTACACAGCCATCAGCCCAAACTGCAACCGGCCCAGGAGCCAGCCCATCAGCAAGATTACCGTACACCACATGGCTGGCAACACAACGCTTGAGGCTTTCGGCGCTCTTGTCGGTAAAACCTCTCGCCAGATGAGCGCAAACTACGCCATCGAAAGCAGCGGTCGCATCGGCTTGTTTTGCCACGAGGCGGACCGCTCTTGGTGTTCGTCCAGTCCGTGGAACGACCACCGGGCCATTACTATCGAAGTCGCTAACGACAGCGGCGCACCGGACTGGCACGTCAGCGACAAGGCGTATGCCGCGCTGCTCGACCTTTGCACCGACATTTGCCGCCGAAACGGCATCAAGGAACTGACCTACACCGGCGACAAGAACGGATCGCTCACGATGCACTGCTTTTACGCCGCCACGGCCTGCCCCGGTCCTTATCTCAAGAGCAAGTTCCCCGACATTGCGGCGCAGGTCACAACGCGCCTGAAGGGCGACGTGGCCGACGCTGCACCCGCCAAAACGCAGGAGCAGACGTTCATCGACGTGATGGCCGAGAAGTGCCAAAGCCGCTGCCTGAACGCGCATCTTTTGCCGTCGCTGTGCATTGCGCAAGCTTGCCTTGAAAGCGCCTACGGCACGAGTGAGCTTGCAGTACAGGCGAACAACCTGTTCGGCATCAAGGCTAGCAATTGGAGCGGCAGAGTGTACAACAAGGCCACGAAGGAGTGGGACGGCAGCAAGTACATCACCATCACGGCGGGCTTCCGCGCCTATGATACGATGGTCGCCTGCGTCGAGGACTACATCAAGAAGCTGACGACGATGCCGCGCTACTCGAACCTTGTCGGCTGTACCGACATCAACAAGGCGTGCGAGTACATCCGCGCCGACGGCTGGGCGACCAGCCCGACCTACACGTCCAGTCTGCTGGCGGTCGTGAAACAATTCAACCTGACACGGTACGATGCCGCCATCAAAGAGGACAAGTCCGCCGCGCCGACGCATCAGGAGGTCTGGCTGGATCACGTCGTCCTGCCGAACGCTGCGGCGATGGAGTTTTACCTCATCGCCAAGAAATACGGCCTGGACAACGACAAGGCGTATCACGCTAAATTTGTGGAGGTGTGATGCCGATGCAGCATGTATTCTCGTTTACACTTGCGGAAGCCTGGGCATTTTTGATTTACGCGGCGGGTGCTGCTGCCGGACTGTATGCCGGGGGAGTGGCTATCAGCAAAGTAATTACCGCAATAAAAAAGCCAAAAACCGACCAGGACAAACGCATTACCCAGTTAGAAGCGCGGGTGAACGCTATGGAGGGCTTTTTGAGAAACGACAAACAGCGGCTTGACCGCATGGATGAAGGGCAGCACGTGACCATGCAGGCACTGCTTGCCCTGCTTGACCACAACCTTGACGGAAACAACATTGACCAGATGCAGAAAGCAAAGGAAGCCTTGCAGAAGCATCTGATCGGCTAAAAAAAGGAGAAAGCAAAATGGATATTTCTTTTCTGTCCGAATACATGATTCCCGTGATTGTTGGCATCTGCCTGTGCGTGGGCTGGATTGTCAAGCAGTGGATTAAGGATGTTGACAACCGGTATATTCCCACGATTTGCGCGGCGCTTGGTGTCACACTGGCTTGCTGGATGAACTGGCCTGAAATTACCGCTACCGTGATTTTGTCCGGCCTTGCAAGCGGGCTGGCATCCACTGGCCTGCACCAGGCTTTCAAGCAGATTCTTGAGGGATTTGGCAATGGGAAGTAAGTTTGATTTCCGAATGAGCCGCAGCGACTATGATGACCTCTGTTTTGACTTGACCGATGACGAACACGCCGTGTTGGACTTGCGGCGGCGCGGGTTACACAACGCCGATATTGCGGCGGAATTGTATTGCAGTGAAAGGACGGTTAATCGGAGAGTTAAAGCGATAAAAAATAAAATTGGGTAAGAAAAGCCCCCCGTTTGTGATTGAATGTATCACAAATGGGGGCTTTCTTGTTTTTATTGCTTCGATACATATACAATCGCGCTACGAATTGCAGTTGATATCGAAATGTTTTTTCCGGACTGCTTTGACATTGTGCTGACAATGTTTTGTAATACAGCATATTCGTCAAAGTGTAAGGCTATGTCCATTCTTTTCCTATAGTAAAATGCGATATCAGAACGTTGTGGAAGTGGATACACTGGCAATTTACATTTTAAGATACAATACCTTGCCGCATCCGAAAGACTTTCAAGTTTCATCCTTTTTTGCAAGTTTGAAAGTGCGGATAGCTCGTTCGGAAGAAGGTATGCAGTAACCATTTTTGATGGTAACGGGGGCAACGATTTCATTTCATTGCCCCTCCTCGTCTTTTTCCTTTTGATTTTGCCTCGAATTCCTTGTCGGGAGCTTGATATAAGGCTCATTTTCGTCTATGAGCCAGTCACGGCCCATTTTGTGCGCGGTCTTAAATCCTCCGCGCAAAACTTTCTGCCGCACGGTTGCGGGGGTTCTGCCGTGTCGAAAAGCGTATTCCTTGAGAGTAATGTCCATCTTGATGCCTCCTGCATCCTTAGATGCTTCCAAAAGTCTCCTCAATAGCGCGGGTGGTCATGTAAATGGGCTTCTCGTTGCTGTGCGCTGCATTCCAATTCCGTGCAACATCGTTTGCGGTTAGTGTTGCAGAAAAAATCTGAATGCTGTCTCTGCTACCAAAAAGCTTGTTGCAGATAGCAACAGCATCTGCGCGGCTCATATCCTTGAACCAAGTCTTGATGATAACTTTATAAATCAGGTCGGTTTCTGCGGCCTTGACAGCTGCTGCCATCTCTTCGTCATCATTCAATCCGCTACGCTGTGCACCGCCAAAAAGAAAAGCCATGTCATTCGCTATAAAGCTATCTCCGTTACCCCACATTTGCTGATAGGTGTTAACGATGCGCTCGGTTTCGGCCTTGTTCGCTTCGTTTGCCTTGCTGATGATATCTGCGTTGATGTTGTTAATAATGGTGTTAGTCATTTTGTTTTCCTCCTGTTATAATTGTGTGTTTATTGCTTATTTTGCTTATATTATACTACTCTAAAGTAGCATTGTAAATAGACTTTTGGGAAATATTTTGTATAAACTTGGCGTAAAACTGTCGCGTTCGTGTCGCACGTTTTTACGTCTATTTTTTTATAATTAAGCTAGAGGAAACAAAAGAATGGCTTACAAAAATGTCAATCTTAACCCGGCTGGAAGGCGCACAGAAGATTGCGCTGTAAGAGCTTTGGCGGCGGCGATGAGCAAGCCCTGGAAAGAGATTTATATAGATTTATGTGTACAGGGAAGTTTGCTTTGCGATATGCCATGTGCCAATCGCGTATGGAAAACGTACCTGATTGGCAACGGATGGGGGAGACATCGAATCTCCAGAGTATCGGAAATGCAATGCACGGTTAAGGGTTTTGCAGATAGCAACCAAAGCGGAACGTTTTTGCTGGAAATGCCAACGCATGTTGTTTGTGTGCAAAACGGGGATTGGATAGACACATGGGACTGTGGCAATGAAGTCCCAAAAGCCTATTGGGAGGAAAGCAATAAACATGCCGTACTATAACTCATATCCACAGTATTATTATGGTCAACCTGTGCCAGACCAGTTGGCGCAGCTTCGACAGGGTGGGTTTCAGCTGCAACCACAGCCAATACCGCCACAGCAGGCACCGCAATCTTGCGAAGTGGTTTGGGTATCTGGTGAGGGTGAAGCAAACGGCTATATGGTTGCCCCGGGCAGCAAAGTCATCTTGATGGATAGAGACATGCAAACATTCTATGTGAAATGCCGCGATGTAAACAATATGCCCTATCCAATGGAAGTTTACGACTACCACAAGAGGGAAGCGGCACCGGCGGCAAAGCCACAAACCGAAAATTTTGTTACACGAGCAGAATTTGACGCACTCGCAGCCGCTTTTGGTGATTTGAAAAGCCAAATGCAAGCAAAGCCGCAAAAGGCAGTAAAGGAGGCAGCAAATGCCAAACCCGCTGTACAGCAAACTTAACGGAAACCAGCAAGGCAACATGATGCAGCAGTTCCAACGATTTATGAACCAAATGCAAGGGAAAAACCCGAATGAAATGATAGAACAGATTGTTGCTTCCGGCCAGTTAAGCCAACAGCAGTTAAATTCTATCCAGCAGCAAGCAAAAAATATGGAACAGCAGTTTTCTGCTATGCGTTCTATGTTTGGCTTTTGAATAAATGCGGCCGCATTTAGAATAAAAATTTTGAAAAGGAGATAACCAATGGCAGTTTATAACGATATGACTCCTGCCGATATTGCCGCTGTTACCGGAAACAATAACCGCAACAATGGCATGTGGGGCGGCGATTGGGCGGCATGGATCGTGCTGTTTCTAATCTTCGGTATGTTCGGTTGGGGTGGCATGGGCTTCGGTGGCTTTGGCGGCGGCATGCGCGGCGCTAATTCCCCCGGTTTCCAGGGCTATGCAACCCGCGCCGATATCAATGAGGGCTTTGCCCTTAATGGTATTGACAACGGCATTCGCTCTATCCAGAATGGCATTTGCGACAGCACTTATGCCATTAACACCGGCATGCTGAACGGGTTTAATAATCTGAACAACAGCATTCAGCAGGGCTTTAACGCAACCAATGTTGCACTGCTTCAGGGCCAGAATGCACTTGGTACCCAGCTTGCGGATTGTTGCTGCAAGACCCAGAGCGGCATCCAGGGCGTGAATTACACGATTGCTACCCAGGAGTGTGATACACGCAACCAGATGCAGCAGGGATTCAACGCAATGCAGAACACGATGAACTTTAACACTCGTGACATTGTGGAGAACCAGAACACCAACACCCGCGCAATCCTGGATTACCTGTGCAAGGACAAGATTGAAACCTTGCAGAGCGAAAACCAGGCGCTGCGCCTGGCTGCATCTCAGTCCAATCAGAACTCCGTGCTTCGCGCGGCAATCGATGCAAGTACCGCTGAAATTCTGCGCCGTGCTGCACCGCTTCCGGTGCCTGCTTACGCGGTTGCAAACCCGTATACTGGCAATTATGGTTACGGGTGCTGCGGTTACGCCAACAGCTGTGCAGGCTAAGTAAAATATGGCAACTTGTGAGGGTTTCTTACATGTTCAGCCCTGAGCTGATTTTGCAAAAAAGGCGGCGGGGCAATAGTCCCGCCGTTTATTCTTAGAAGAAAGGATTGTTTTTATGGCAGAGTACACTTCGGCAGCTGTTCAGACTGTGGCAGCTGGACAAAATGTTTTGCTTACAGAAACAGCAGTAGCTGGTAAACCTTGTATTGTTCACCGTGCTGGGTCTGGCATTGTAACGCTACGCGGTTTGACAAATCAGTGCAAGGCACGATTCAAAATTTCGTTTGGGGCGAATATCGCAATTCCAACTGGAGGAACAGTTGAAGCGATTTCAGCTTCTCTTGCAATCAATGGTGAACCGCTGAATAGCGCCACAGCAACCGTGACACCTGCGGCAGTTGAAAATTTCTTCAATATTTACATTGCTGCATTTGTAGAGGTTCCTCGTGGATGCTGCGTAACAATAGCGGTGGAAAATAGCAGCACGCAGGCAATTTCCGTATCCAACAGCAATCTGATTGTTGAACGCGAAAGTTAAGAAAGGGGAAAATAACAATGAGCATGAAAGCAATGAATGACATCCGGGAAATGCTTTGTGATGAACTGGATGAAGTTTCCCGTCACGGCACTTTGAATGTTCGTGATCTTGACGTGGTTTACAAGGTCACACAGAGCATTGCCAACCTTGATGACATCATGGAAGAAGAGGGTTACAGCCATGATGGCGGTTGGGAAGCAAAAATGCGCGGGAGTTATGGCAACGATATGCGCCGTGACCGCCGTTATGCGGATGACATGCGCCGCAGGATGGACACAGACCAGGATGACCGCGAATATAAACGCCGCTATGCGGAGGATATGCGCTGAACAGGGGGTGTAATGCTTGAAAGAGCTTACATACAAGGACTTTGAGGACTATGAACAGCGCTTGATGGAAGAAGCCTATTATTGCATGGGTGATGCAATATCCTCCAAAAGCCTGACAGAATTTGAAAGCATTGTGCGCTGTTACGTTGCCATGAATGACTTTGCAAGAATGCTTCGCATCGCAAAAGATTCCGGCGACTTGAAACAATGGGTGCATAACATGGAAAACGCTGATGGCTCCACTGGCGAACACTGGACGATAGAACAGACCTCTACTTACATGGCCCCGCGTGGGATGGATTGCACAAAAGAGGAATTCTATGCGGCCATGAATATGATGTTCAGTGACTACTATCCGGCAGCTAAAAAGCACAACGTGAACATGGCTGAATTCTATGCAGACTTGGCGGCGGCATTCATCAATGACAAAGATGCTTCCAAAAACAAAGTGGAAAAATATTACGAGTGTGTTGTAGAATGAGTGAATTTTTGGAAACCATGAAAAGTGCAGATTCCGGCCATGCTTGGCGCGTTCTAGATGAATTTATGGATGCACTAAAGGAAGCAAAACCGGAAACGTATGCAGGATTGATGCACAATTTGAAAAGAACTAAATAAAAGTTTTGCCCATTATTATAGGGTGAGATTTGCAATACCAAATATAGGGCTGCAAAGTTTTCCGTCAAATTGCACAGGTGCAATTTTGGTGCACATGCAGTATTTTACACGATAATACGTTAATGTAATAGAGTTCGACTCTCGCCACTCGGACCAAAATGAATACGGCTGTTTCACCGACAAAAAAACCGCTAAGTGACGATGCTTAGCGGTTTTTTCTTTGTTCAAATCTGTTCAAAAGCGTTCAAAAATGTATATTATTCATGGTGCATTCATGGTGCAAAAATTTTATACATTGTTTTGCAATCCAGGTTATCGGGATTTTGGTGCGGATTTGGTGCAAAAAAATGCGCCGAAGTGGTTGAACCACCGCAGCGCATAAATTTTTTTTGCAACATTAAGTAGGGGCATCCCTTAATTAACATTTGACAAAATAACTTCAAGCTTTTTCCGTGCTTCCTCAATCATTTGGGGCTTAAGGGCTAAATAAACTTCATGAATCATTTTGGCGTTTGCATGACCCACAAGCTGAATTGCAATCTCTTCCGGCACACCGGCCATTGCAAGCATGCAGACATATTCGTGCCGGAATTGGTGCCCACACACAGGAACTTTCCAATCAGTATATGCAACGGTTACATTCTTGCCGTGCTTTACAACGCTTTTGGTTCTGGGCACCGGCTTTGCCACGCCGTATTTTCGCCAGAACTTTTGCCACATACGATCATAGCGGCTTTTGCTTACAGGCTTTGTATCAAGGCCAATAATGTATGTGTCTTTTGGCATTTTGCGGATGGGCTGTAGGGTTTCTTTTAGCATGGAAAGCAGCGGCACTTGCCGGATTGCTGCCGGGGTTTTGCCATAATCCCTTATCACAGCGGCATTGCCCTTGTGCTCTATCGTTTTTGTGATGTGGATGATGTTTTTATCAAAGTCAATATCACGCAGCTGTATGGCGCACATTTCGCCCTTGCGCTCGCCAGTGCAAAGATAAGCCACCGCAGGGAGCGCATCGGGGTCAAGGTAATGTTCCTTTACCACTGCCACTTGCTCGTTTGTAGGGGGCTGTCGTTTGCCCTTATGCAGGCCGCGCGGCATTTTAGTTTGCGTTGCCGGGTTTACATCTCCGCGCCACTTTGGACTGTCGATCCAATACTGGAAGATGTTGTTTATCACAGTCTTTTGGTTTGATACCGTTGTGGCAGCCCGCCCGGCCATTTCAGGCCCGCGCAGAAATTCCGCGATCATGTAAGGCTCAATTTCCCGCATGTGGTATTCGCCAAACTCGTCAGTAGCCCGCTTAACGGCAGGCAGGTAGCTTTTTTGCGTTCCGCTTTTCATGCCCTGCACAACGCGGATATATTCTTTTGCAATTTCGCTGAACAGCGGCCCAGCATTTGAACGCTCTTCTTCAATTCGTTCCTTTTCTTCCTGCTCTTCTTTGGCATCCTCAACCTTTTGCCAAACCTCTGCTGGCGTATTGGCAGAAAAGGTTTTCCAAACGCCACCGATCATCTCTTTCCGCTGGTATCTTCCGTCTTTTCTGTGAAAGAGCCCAACTGTCAAATCCTTTTTCATCTTGCAGCCCTCCAAAAAATGTTTTATAATGAAACCGTCAACTTTTCATGTTGACGGCCCTTTATCCCTTGCTGGTGTGGCACCACCGGCAGGGGATTTTTTATTTTTCCCTTGCGTTATATTCGCCGTTGCCTGCCAGAACGGCAGCTTCTCCGGCTTGCAGGCATATTTGCAGGCGGTCAAAGTCCGGCTTGGTGCTTTTTGGGCAGGGGTCATCCCCAGTTGCGGTATCTATCCGGTAGTTTTGTATTACGGCCTGACAGACGCGTACACGGCTTTGCATGGACGTATGAGCGTTAGCGCATAACAAGTCTATCTGGCCCGCCCAATCGCTTCCATGCGCCCCACACAGGATATATAGCAGGCGGCGCTTGTACAGACCCGGCATCTGGGCGATATAATCAGAAAGCGCCTTGTCTACCTGCTCGTCCGTCCAGTTTGGAGTATCGGTATCGCTAAATGCAGACGGCATCCAGATGCGCTGCAGCCAGCGCCAGGGGGGTTGTTTGCAGACGGCGAACCACATCAACAGATCATCGTTTCGGATAGGGGAAAGCCCTTCTTCCCAGTTGCGCACCGTGCGGATGTTCACATCCATCTGCCGGGCTACATATTCTTGCGAAAGCCCGGATTCCAACCGGCACTGCGAAAGAATAAGTCCTTCACGTTCTCGGAAATCAGCTCTACTTTCCATTTCATCACCCTCAATTTTTTACATGTTTTGCACTTCAAATGCGGTAAAATTTTTATACCGTAGCAATTAAGAAAATATAAAGAAATATTTCTTCAAAAAATGCCATGGAAATAAATGGAAGCCATGGCATAAAAAACGTGTTAAGATTCTAACTGTAATTAAAAAAACGCAGGAGGAATCAACAATGAATAACGTGGAACGTCTAAAGAATTACCAAAACCGTAATGCGGCAACCATTGAAGCCTTGTATCGCGCTGTGCTGCAAGACCGAGCACGGAGGGAAAACAGCCATGAAACTGCCTGATTTAACCATCCCACCAAAGCATGGACGCAAAAGGCCCAAAAAGCGGGCAGTAAAGCGCGAAACCTGAAATTTGTGCGTTTTGCTAATTGACCGTTACGGCAATCTGTAATAAGATGTAAGTACAACACAAAGTTGTCAAAATGACAACTTACAACTGATGCGGGGAGGAACAATGACTGACATAGAAAAGCAAATATCAGCAACCAAACTGGCAATACAACTCTGTGACAAGCTGGGGATTGATTATACATATGGCGATAGGGGATGTACATTAAATGGAGAACCTGTTCCCGATGCCGGATTGTTATTCCCCGTAAAAATCTTTTATAAAGGCTATACTACAACGCCGGAATACGACCCATACGATAAAATCTATTACGGCAAGATTGATGGTATCAAAGATTTGGTTGACTATCACGCAGAAACCGTTGACGGCATCGGGCAAGCGATCATTGACTGCGTTGATAATTACATTGCGTTCTGCAAAGAGATTGGGAAAGATCCGGATATCCCTTACCGTATATAATCCGTTTCTTCAACCTGCTGTGCGGTTTCCGCTGTAGCGGGCCATGAAACAATGCTAACGTTCTTTGGGCCTTTATCGAGACTTACATGCAAAGAATAAACACTTATTGCCAAAGAAAACAGCGAAATAATAATAGGGATAACATCAATTCTTTTGTTGTATTTTCGCTTTTCAACGTATCGCCTTAACGAACCTGTCACGTGAAGAATACGCTGCTCCAAATCCGCTTTTGTAAACTGAGCAAGATCTTTGTCAGTAGCATATTTTTTATCTTTCGTGCAGATATTAGCATAATTCTGCTTTGCGAGGAACTTCAAAAAGTATTGTTCCTCTGAATTTGAACCGTATCTTTTGAAATAATCGGATATGTAAAAGTCCTGCTTTTTGCACATCCACTTTAACTTTCTATAGGTTTTGTTATCAATAAAACTGTCAAAAACCTCAATATCTAAATTCATTATACACCCCACAAGGAGAAAAAACATGCCAGACGAAAAAAATCAGAACCAGCCGGATGAAAACATTCTGGCCGCATACGAGAAGATTCGGCGCTTGGGCAATATCCAGAGCACCATTTTCACCATTGCGGATTACCTTTACATTGCCGCATGGGTATGGTTTGGGCTTACAATTCTGCTTTTTATCATTGCAGCTACTTTGAAAGGATGAAGAATATGATTAACGAAGATTTTCTGCGCCGCGAGATGAACGATATCAAAGCATCCAACGGATACACCATCGGCATGTTGTTGCTGGTACTTCTGCCCATCGGGCTGAGTATCGTAATGCAGCTGATGATTCTCAAGCTGATTTTGGCCTGAGTGACAGTGATAGGAGGGAACATATGCAAACAAAGAAATATACTGCGGCAGAACAGGCGGAAAACATCAGCAAGCTAATTGCAATCCTGCATACCTTTACGCCGGATCAGATGACCGATTTTGTAACTGGTGCGCAAGATTTAATAGAGCGCTTGCAAGCCGAGGATTCTTTTGGCAAAGAGAAATAATTTCTTGTACATCTTGCGGCAAACTCGATATTAGCCCATCGCTTTGTGCGGTGGGCTTTTTTTCGTTTTCGGTATCCCCGCGCAAGTCGTCAACGGTGACTCCTAGCAAACTGGCAACATCGGCTAGCATATGATCTGGCAAATCGCGCCCGTTTGCTAGCATTTCAGACAAATAGCCACGACTTTTCCCAAGCTCTGTACTAATATGCGTGAAGGCAATTCCTTTTTTCTTTGCTATTTTCTTAGCTTTTTCCACGTATCGCACACAAATCACACCATTTCTTTGTACATATTGCTAATTCGCTAGAAAATGCTAGAAAACTATTTACATCTAGCATAAATGCTAGTATAATAGATAGCACAGAGGGCAACAAAAAACCAAGCCCCCTAAAATTCAGCGGACTAGCTAAAAATATGCTGTTATATCTCGCAAGTTCATAGTAGCATATTTTCTAGCAATAGTCAACTAGAAAGGAGCTTTTGCTAGGTGAATATTTCAAAAATTGATGCGCTGTGCCGAAAAAACAATATTTCTCGCACAATCCTTGAGGAACGCGCCGGAATCTCAAACGGCGCACTTGGCAAGTGGGAGAAATCTCCTTACGGCCCAAGCATCACAACGCTAAAGAAAGTGGCTGACTATTTCGGCGTGCCTGTTGATTATTTGCTAGCCGATAACTAGAAAGATGGAAACAGCCGTAAACGAGCTTTTAAGAAAGGAAGGTAACAAATGGAACAATTAACTGCACCCGTGAAGGGCTTCAAGGTCTTCAACCCTGATTGGACTTGCCGCCATAAGCAGTACACTTGCCCCGGCGAGTTCAAAGAAGATGTCAAGCCGATGACTTGCAGTGCCGGTATGCACTTCTGCCCTGATCTGAAGGATTGCTTTGAATATTATCAGAACAATCCGAACAATCACTGTGCTGAAGTCATCGCTCTTGGTGACGTTGTGTGGGATGGCAACAAATGTGCAACCAATCACCTTCAGATTATCCGTGAAATCCCTTGGGATGAAGTTCTGAAGCGTGTCAATCAGGGAAAGGGTTGTACAGGTATTTTGAACACCGGCGACTGGAACACCGGCGACTGGAACACCGGCAACTGGAACACCGGCGACTGTAACACCGGCAACTGGAACACCGGCGACTGGAACACCGGCGACTGTAACACCGGCAACCGGAACACCGGCAACTGGAACATCGGCAACCGGAACACCGGCGACTGTAACACCGGCGACTGTAACACCGGCAACCGGAACACCGGCGACTGGAACACCGGCAACCGGAACACCGGCGACTGGAACAGTGCTTCTTTTTCCAATGGTGTGTTCTGCACTGAAGAACCTGAAATCCTGATTTTCAATAAACCTTCCGGCATGACCTTCAGACAGTGGCGTGATAGTAACGCTTGCTGTCTGCTGAATCAGATTCGGTTCATGCCCAATGTTTGGGTGTGGGATGGTGACATGACCGTTGAAGAAAAGGAAGCTCATCCCGAATATAAGACCACTGGTGGCTTCTTGAAAGTTCTGGGCACTTCTGACTGCTGTGTCCGTTGGTGGGAAAACCTTGATGAATATCAGCGCAGAATTATCCGCTCTATTCCCAACTTTGATGCGGCCATTTTCAAGCAGATTACAGGCATTGACGCATGATGTACGGCATTTGGAACAGCGTTGAAAAACGCTTTGTTTTTGGGATTTCAGAACCTACATCAAACGCAGCATGGAAGTCCTTCAAGATGAAGGTTCCACAAGCGATTTGGCGTAATTTTACTCCGCCTGCTGGATAAGCTGGATGATGAAATTTTAGATGTGGAGGTGAACAAATGAACAACATACAAATTTTCAAATACGAAAATAACGATGTGCGCACGGTGGAGATGAACGACGAGCCGTGGTTTGTGTTGAAAGATGTGTGCGGAGTGTTGGGGCTTTCTAATCACAAGGTGACAGCACAGCGGCTTGATAGAGATGAGGTAAGCCAGACTTACCTCACCGATTCCATTGGCCGTAAGCAGGAAACCACAGTCATCAACGAATCCGGACTATACAGCGTCATCCTGCGCAGCGACAAGCCAGAAGCTAAACCGTTCCGCAAATGGGTCACAAGCGAGGTTTTACCCAGCATCCGCAAGAACGGCGGCTACATTGCCGGGCAGGAACAGATGACCCCGGAAGAATTGATGGCGAAAGCCCTGCTGGTTGCCAACAAAACTTTGGCTGAACGGGATGCCAGAATTTCGGAACTGACGGTTCAGAACACCATCATGCAGCCGAAAGCGGAATATTTTGACGAACTGATCTCACGGAATACACTTACCAATTTCCGTGAGACCGCAAAAGAGCTTGGAATCAGCGAAAAGGCTTTTATCCGCTTCCTGATTGACAAGAAGTACATTTTCCGCAACCAGCGCGGCAAGCTCATGCCGTATGCAAACCGCAGTGATGGCTGGTTTGAAGTCAAGGAATGTTACAACGAAAAGACCAACTGGAGCGGCATCCAAACCCTAGTAACCCCTAAAGGCCGCGAAGCCTTCCGGCTGCTGTGTTTGAAAGATTTGTGAAAGGAGAGAAACATATGAACAACAAAAGCGTAACCAATTTTGGGAATACCACTGTTACCCAGACGGCACATGAGATTGACCTGAAAGTCGGCCCCGACATCAAGATTCCGCCGGAGGTCACGTTCAAGGACGTAAAAAACGAAACTGTCCTTGGTGACCCGAACAACATGCACATCACAACCGGCCATTTCAATTTGGCCGATTTGAAGAAAAGGAGTGAAACGCATGAGTAAGGAAGATGTGGCGTTGCTCTTATCCGTTCTGGCCCTTGCAATCAGCATTATGGGGCCCGTGAGGTTTTGAAAGGAGGGGAGCATATGCCCCGTGAAAAGCCCCATTACCAAGAAACCCTTGTTGGCATTCGCGCCCGTGCCGCTGAACTTTACCCCGGCCAGCTGTTGTTTGGCCCCACAAAGGTTGCCATGATTCTTGGCAAATCCCGTGGATGGGTATGGCAGCATTACGGCAGTTTCCGCGACTTGACAGTTGAACAGATTGCAAGCCTTATCTGCTGATTTCCGACATACAAGCGTTGGAAAAGCTAGGCATGGCATGGCAAAGGAATTGTTCGGCTTGGAAAAGCATGGGAATAGCTCAGATGAGCTTCGCATTGGAAGAGCGCTGAAAGGCGAAGGAATTGCATACCACAGAGACGAGATGACAAGCCCCGGAATGGCAAGGGTAAGCAACGACTTGAAACCGCTTTGGAATTGCATAGATCAGCAACGAACGGCAGCGAAAAGGAATGGCTTAGTCCAGATTTGATTGGCAACGGAATGGATTTGAGACGAAATGCTTTGCGGTGATATGCGATGCGTGGAAACAGAGATGCTTTGATTAGAACTGCTTTGGAACGGCGTAGACCAGATACGAGGGGCAGCGGAGATGAATAGTGATGAGAAGAGAAGCCGTGAGCCGCCACGAAACGGAACCGCTAAGACGTGATTTGAATTGTTGAGCAGGGGAATCGCCTAGACATGCTCAGATATGCAATGGAGAGGCACCGAACCGGTTTGCAATGGAATAGCGCAGGTATGCCCTGAAATTGCACTGAAACCGAAATTTTATTACAGGAGGAAAAACTATGAAAGTACGAATTAACCTGACCGAAGAAGCCCTGGGCAGCGCCCCAAGCAATGAAGACCTGCTGGCAACCTATATTGCCAGCAAAGCACCCACCAGCGAGCTTTCCGCAGAGGAAATTGACAACATCAAGGCCCAGAATGCGGAAGACCGTATCACGGTGTTTCACAAAGCCGCAGACGGTACGCCGTTCCAGTACAATTACCAGATTAAGGGCATGTTCAAAGATTCCTGTCAGGCACTTGCAAAAGCTGGCAAGGCAGGCTATTCCGGCGGCAAAGCCTGCGCTGCGCTGAAAGCTTATAAGAAAGCCATTGACTGCCTGATTTTCGTTTATCCGCGCGAGATTCATTACGATATGCACGGTTTGAAGATGGGCTACTGTGAGCGTTCTTTGCGGGCAAGTACCCCGATGGGCGAGCGTATCAGCATTGCCAAAAGCGAAACTGTCCCGGCGGGCAGCACCATTGAATTTGAGGTTGAATGCCTTGACCCCAAACTGGAAGATATGGTTCGCGAGTGTCTGAATTACGGCAGAATGCGCGGTATCGGCCAGTGGCGCAACAGCGGCAAGGGTACTTACCTGTGGGATGAACTGGATGCCAACGGCAATGTGATCGGCGGAAACAACAAGAAAGGACACTAACATGGCTGCAAACAAAAAGAGCCGCCCAGTGTACTGCAATACACTGAACGGCAAAAAACGTGAAATTTTCCGGTTTCACAAGTCCATTTTAGCCCATATTGTTCCGGTTTGCAAGTGCTTTGCAAACTTTACCCTGCTGGGGTGTGCAATCGGCACCATTTGCGCTGTTGCCGGCCTTGCAGAGGGCGGCGGGGTCGCATCTTTGGCCGGGCTTATTGCCTGCCTGCTGGGCGGATGGGCCGCTGTTACGCTGCGGGAGGTGCTGGATTGAAACCGTGTGAAATTGAACAGGCGTTTGAATCTAATGACCCGCAAAAATACCAGGAATTTTTTGAAACCGTGCAGATTGCAATCCTGGACACGAACAGCAGCGAACAATGGAAATACAGCAAGATTTGCGACGCCTATAGAGCTGCAATGAGCGGCATGGCAAAACGACTTGATGAATCGGAGAAAGCAAACAATGATCGAGCTTGACTTTCCCGGCTGCGGCGCTGCTGACGAATACGGCCACCCCATTATGTGCGAGGATTGCATTTGGGGCGAAACGTGCATTGATAGCACGGTAAGGGAGGATAACGATGGAACTGAAGAGCTATAGCATTAAAGCCACAGGAAGCCTTTACTGCTCGGAAGGCTTTGCAAACATCTGTGTTGATGGGCAATCCTATGGCATTGAAAAACTAATCTGCGAGATGATGAAAAGCCTGAAAAAGGAAGAAAATCTCGGCATTGAAACGTGCGGAACACTGAATATCACGTTCACCAGAGAGCTGGAAAAGTTGACTGTGAACGGGACTGTGACAAAGGAGGAAAAGGCATGAGCGCCCTCAATCTGAAAGGAGAAGCTGTCTGATGTTTAATGAGAAGAAAACGGAGTATTCTACTAAATCTCGGCAGGAGATTCCCGTTATGCAGACCCCTAAATATATTGCAAGCCGTGATAAAGCGTTAAAGGCGATTGCAGATCGCCCATACCTTAAAGAATCTGATTTTTGGATTCTCATGAACGAAACCAAATCCGGGAAGATGGCGTACACAGGCCTGATTATCAACCACAATGCTTGTCTTAAAATCAACGACAATATGCCGGAGAAGGACAAATTCAACCCTGAGTGCGTGTCTGTTGACAAGTCAGGATACGGCAATTCGCTTGTGTACACCTACATAAATAAAGCACAAGGCATTTATGAGGTTGGTGAAGCGTCATCAACGAATTGCAAGAATGCTTATCCTTACGCGATGGCTTATAAGCGGCTGTTTGATCGCACTGTCCTTAAAATCTGCAAGCTGGCATTTGATGGCATTTACTCTGACAGTGAAGCGGATGAATTTAAGGAACGGTACGAAGAAGAGCCACAGCAAGTTACAGCTACACCGGAAGTCACTCTGCAAGCCGTGAAGGACTTGGCTTTGACCGCGCTGAAAGGTTACGCCCAGCGCACAGGCAAAGACAACAAGGCCGTCAACGAGGACGCACGAACCTTCATCGGTAAAGCCTATAAGGACTTCACCGCCGATGACTGGCGCAGCGTTGCAAAGGAGTTTGAGCGCAGAAAATGAGCCATACAATCAACATCGCGGATGTTACCTTGATGGGTGAGATTTTGATGCTTCGTCTTAAAAGCAAGCCGGACATAGAAGAAGCGCAAAACTTTGCAAATGAAGTCAAATCCGGTCCCGGCAAGCTGTTTGCAGGTGTTTTTGGCGAGGTACGGAAAAAGCGCAGCCTGACTTCTAACGCCTACGCTTGGACACTCATGAACCAGCTTGCCGAAAAGCTGAAAAAGCCTGCTGTTGAGATTTACCGCGATCTTGTGCGGGATGTTGCAGGTGCAAGCGATATTGTAACCATTAAGCAGGAAGCAATAGAAACCTTTAAGCGCGGATGGGAAAGCCAGGGACAGGGCTGGCAGGTTGTTTTGCTAGATACCATGCCTACACCAAACGGCACGTTCTGCACGCTGCAATGCTGGTATGGTTCCAGCGTATACGACAGCAAGCAGATGCACCGCCTGTTGGAACTGATTGTGCAGGAGTGCCAGCAGCAGGGAATCCCCACAATGACACCGGACGAAATTGCAAAGCTGAAAGGACTGACCGGCGAATGAAAAACGAATTTGGCGTTGCGCTTGATTCCAACGGCTATGCACCATCCATCATGCCAAACAAGAAAGACATGTTCGGCCACCCACAGTGTTATTGCTGCCTTAACGGCCACGCTTTGGTACGGCATGAAGTGCTCTACGGCCAGAACCGGACAAAAAGCAAAGCTCTTGGCCTGTGGATTTTGGTTTGCCCGGATTGTCACAGATGGATTCACGGCGAAAAGCAGTGCTGGCCCGAGATGGAAGGGCTGGATGCTGGGATGCGGCTTGAACTCAAGATGACCGCACAGCGCATGGCAATGATGGATTACAACTGGACAAAGGAAGAATTTGCCCGGAGGTTTGGAAAGAATTATTTGGAGGATTAAAGACATGTTGAATGTAGTTGCACTTATGGGAAGACTGATTGCTGACCCTCAGCTGCGCCAGACTACAACAGGTAAAAATGTTGCATCGTTCCGCGTTGCGGTAGACCGGGGACGCAAGGATGCCAACGGACAGAATCAGGCGGATTTCTTTGACATCGTGGCATGGGATAAGAGCGCAGAATTTGTCTGCCGCTATTTCCAGAAAGGCAGTTTGATCGCCGTTGAGGGCCGTTTGCAGAGCCGGAACTATCAGGACAAGAGCGGCAACAACAGGAACGCCGTAGAGGTGGTTGTAAACAACGTTTCGTTTGCAGGCAGTAAAGAACCCGCTCAAAGCCAGAACGTGGCTAATAGGGCCGTTTCTGCGCCTGTGGCGGCAAACAATGAGTACGAACCGATTGAAGATGACGGTGATCTCCCCTTTTAATTTTTGAGCGAAAGGCAGGCGATAAAATTGGGTTTTGTACATGGGACGCAGTGGACGGACGATATGGTATAAGCACAGGAGTTTTGAAAAATGGCAAACGAAGGGTACATCAAGCTGTACCGCCGCATGATGAAATGGGGGTGGTACACAGACACTCCAACAAAATGTGTGTTCCTGCATCTGCTATTTCTGGCCTGCTATGAACCCTGTTATTACAAGGGGGTTCACTTGGAAACCGGACAGGCAGTTGCATCTATCCGCCAAATTTCAACAGATACCGGCATATCTGTTCAATCTGTGCGCACTGCTTTATGCCATCTAAAATCAACACAAGAAATAACACAGTGCGAACACGGAAAATTCAGCGTGTTTACGGTGAATAATTACAGTGATTACCAATGTACTAACACAGAATCTAACAAACAGGTAACACAGAACCAACACAGTGCTAACACAGACCCTTATATAAAGAATAATAAAGAAGTTAAGAATACCCCCTATACCCCCCAAGGGGATGACGCGATTTCTCCTCGATTTGACACCTTCTGGTCAGCCTATCCCAAGAAGACAGGCAAGGCAGATGCACGCAAGAAATTTGAGAAGCTTGTTACTGACGAATCTACCTTGTCCGCAATCTTGAAAAGCCTTGAGTACCTCAAGACCACAGAACAGTGGCAGAAAGATAGCGGCAAGTATATTCCGTATCCTGCCACCTGGCTGAATCAAAAACGATGGGAAGACGAAACAGCACAGCCGCCTGCTGAACTCCGCAAGTCTAAAAACCTGATTCCCATCTATGACCGGGAATATACACGTGAGGAACTGATTAACGGGGTTGTTCCAAAGCTCATTGGGTGGAAGGAGGCAGGCAAATGAATACAGCTGTTGCGGAAAAAGCCGTTATCGGCATCATGCTGATAGAACCTGACCGGCAAAGCGAAGCGTTCAAAAGCCTGACAGCGCAGATGTTCAGCATCAAAGACCTGGGTGATATCTTCCTGCTTTGCAAGGAGCTTGATCGCAGAGGAGAACGGGCGGATGCAGTATCGATAATATCACGCTGCAAAGAAAACATCAAGGCGATTGCTTACGAATGCGCCCAGACAGTTCCATCGGTGAGCGGATTTAACACCTACATCAACTGTGTCCTGGATGGATACCGGAAGCGGCTGATGATTGCCAAGATGGGCGAACTTGTGGCATCGGATGCAGACGCGGATGAAATGTTCGGCGCGGTTGCCGCCATGATGGAAAAGCAGCAGCACATCATGGAGCACCAGCGCCAGCGCAGCGCAAAGGACTTTGCTGATGGCATAGATGACTTCCTGCAATGGCTGAAAAAACCGAATGACAACATCCAAACGGGTTTTGGAACGCTGGATAAGCTGACCGGCGGACTTGTACGAAGCGGCGTAACAGTGATTGCTGCCCGGCCCGGCAAAGGCAAATCTACACTGGCTTTGCAAATGGCGGCGCAGATATCGCAAAGCTGCCTGACGCTGTACCAGTCAATGGAAATGAGCCGGGAACAGCTTTACACAGCAATCTTTTCCCGATGGGAACAGATCGACAGCATCCGCATCACAAATCATGCGCTGACCGAAGAGGAAGAAAGCAAGATTGCAGAGGATGCAGAAATCCTGAAAAGGCGGTACAAGCTGATTCTGGATGATTCCAGCCTGACCAGCCTTGCAGACGTTGAACTGACCATCAAGGAGCGAAAACCGGAAGTGGTTGTCATTGACCATCTGGGACTTGTGGCACCACCGAACGCCAAAGAAAAGCGCAATGACGAATTAGCGGCCCTTACACGGGGATTAAAGCAGCTGGCAATGAAATATCATATCTGCATCATTGAGCTTGTACAGGCCGCGAGAGCCGCCGACACGGGACTTATCAAGATGTCCGACATGTTCGGCTCCGCCACCATTGAACACGATGCAGACATGATTCTTGCCATTAACCCGGAACACTACACCAAATTGCGAGAACAGCGGGAAGAAGACCCGCCAAGCGAAAGCGATACCGTGATTGAGATCGTCAAGAACAGGCACGGCGCTTGCGGACAGCTTGATTTTGCATGGGTGAAGCCGTTCCATCTATTTTGTGAGGTGACAAACATTGACTAACCGAGAATTGTACATGCAGCTTGCACAGACTTGCACAGAAAAAACGATTGAACTTGACCGGGAAATGGAAAAATACAGCGAGAAGTTGATGAAGTGCGCTTATGACACAGCACAATGGAAGCTGAAAGCAGCGGAATTCCGGGCAAAGGCACGGGAGGAAGGCATGTGATCTACAAGTACACCATCCCGCTGCCGCCGGTCACGAAAAAGAACTCACAACGCATTTTGGTGAATCGAAAAACAGGAATGCCGTTCATAGCCCCTAGCGGCGCCTATAAGCGCTACGAAGAGCAAGCCATATACTTTCTTGCCCCAAAGCCGAAAACCCCGCTGGCGGGGCGCTGTCGCGTTGTGACAGTGTTCTACATGAAAACCAGAAGAAAATGTGACGTATCGAACTGCTTGGAAGCTGCCCATGACCTGCTTGTGAAAGGCAGAATCCTTGCGGATGATAATTACACGATCATCGAATCGGTTGACGGAAGCCGGGTGAAGTACGACAAAGACAATCCGCGAACTGAAATAACGATTGAGGAATTGGAGGAATAATAAATGCCGGAAACGAAAAAGAAGGTTGTTCCACTATCTGAAAGAGAAACGATTATTACATACAACGATGCAGAGAAAACCGCCAACGTGTACACGATGAACCGGAAACTATCACGTAAACTTTTGGCTATGGCGCAGGAATACCCAAGTTTGGTGAAATTCGTGCGCAAATACCCGGATAGCGCAGTCGAATACGAGCTGCCCAAGAAAAGTATCACCGTGAGCAAACCGCGTGTAAAACGCGTTATAAACGTGCCTGAAACACCCAACTATTGGAAAGAGGAATTAGAAAAGCAATCATTTGTAAACTGTATGGAAGCATGGAAAGGTGGAAACATGGAAAGTGAGTGAAATGACATACAAAGTTCTTGTTGCCTGTGAAGAATCCCAGACCGTCTGCAAGGCATTCCGTGCCAGAGGATTTGAAGCATACAGCTGCGATATTCAGGAACCGTCTGGCGGACACCCGGAATGGCACATCTTGGGCGATGCCCTGAAAGCTATTGAGGGGGGGCGAGTCGTAACAATGGACGGCAAAACGCACGATATTGGAAAATGGGATTTGCTTATTGCACACCCGCCTTGCACATATCTTAGCAATGTTGCAACGCGTAGTTTTTCTTTGCGGTGCACAGCGCCAGAAAAGGTGGTTGCACGGTGGGTTGAGAGGGCAAAAGGCGCGGTATTTTTTATGCGATTTTTCGCAGCAAACGCAGAGCGAATAGCGATCGAAAATCCCATAGGATTTATGAACACGGCGTATCGAAAACCAGACCAAACGATTCACCCATATATGTTCGCAAAATCTACAGAAGATACAGAAAATTACGTTACAAAAGCAACATCGCTTTGGCTGGTTAATCTTCCGGTGCTACATGGAACAGGGCTTCCAAAGCCTGACAACGCAGTATTGTTTGGAAGGCTGCCGAGCGGAAAGGCGCGGACGTGGGAAGATACTATCAGCCGTTCTGGAAAAGTCAGAAGCAAAACTTTTCCTGGCATCGCTGAAGCAATGGCTGAACAATGGGGAAATTACATCAGGAACGGAGATAAAAAATGACAGGAACACTATCCGCCCCATGTGAGAACTGCCCGGAACGCCACACGCTATGTCACAGCACTTGTGGAAAGTATCTGGCATACCGCGCCAAGATGGATGACATCAGCAAGCAGCGCACGCAGGCGCAAGCGCTGAACGAAGCGGATGTGCTCAGGGGAGACAAAATCCGGCGGGATGTGAGGAATCACGGCCTGCCGGGCCACAGGAGGAGATAACATGAAAGCCAAAATACAGCTCCCGGCCTGTTACAAAAAAGAAGCGGAAGCCTATATTGCAAAGCTTGAAGCCGAATCAATCTCAAGGGTGCATGAGGAAGTGATGAAAGAACGGCAGGATATTGCCTTGAGATCACTGTATTTGTGCCTGCTGGCATGCTATCAGGTGGGACTGAAGCCGTCCACGCTGGTTAAAATCCAGAATGCCATGAGCGGCCCTGTCACGGAAAAGTATTCCAGTTACCGCAATGACCAGCTGGCAGACACATGGGCGCAGGTTACGCTGCAAAACATCGGGGTTGATGTGGCTGAAACGGGGGAGGAATTATGAGCTTTGAAGCGCCTGAAAATATAGATAAATGTTGCAACACTTGCCGCTGGAATGAACCGTTCAATAGTGTGTGCTGCAACGCCGACAGCCCGCATTGCGCCGACTTTTGGGATGATGGATGCGATGAATGGGAAGGAGGGCCGGATGACTTTGTTCAAGAAGTTGGCTGGTAAAGCATCCGCGCTGCTGAATGCAAGCGGTATTTGCTCTAATAACTGCATTGACGGCCATTGCAGCGGGTGCGGCGAATGCTGCGCTGATCTTCTTCCGCTCACGAAAGGCGAAATTAAACGGCTGCGAGATTATGCCAGAAAACACCACTTGCAGGAAAATAAGCGCTCCTTTTGGGAAACAAAGGGCGGGCCGGATTTAAGCTGCCCATTCCGCAATGAGCACACAAAACAGTGCGATGTTTACTCTGTGCGGCCTTTGATTTGCAAAGAGTATATCTGTTCCAGGCTTTTGCAGAAGCCGATTGCTCAAACCGGTCTTACGAAAGAGAAGCGGGACATTCACTCATTGCGATGGGAGGTTTTCAAGAACCCGGAATGTGAAAATCTGCTGAAAGAAGCGCAAAAGGCCGCAATGAAAAGAAGGTGAAAAACATGTGTGAAACCAAGCCTAAAATTTACTATGAGCTTATGGATGAGGAGTAATCGCAATGGGACTTGATATTACAGTCTGCCGCTGCCATACGGAAAAATGCCCGCACTGCGGCAAGCCAATCGGAGATACAATCCGCGACCAGGTAGATTCTTGTGGCCGTGTCTGGGAAGAGTATCTCGAAAAAATCGGCTATTATGTGCCCTATGAAATACGACAGAAAGAGCCAGAACGCGATTTTTACGGAAAAGACATGACACTAACCGCTGAACATGCGAAACAGCTTGCTGCGTTTGCCAAAGCACACGAACTATACAACTGGGAAAGCATTGTGGCGCTTGTAGATCGCGCCATAGAAAACGGAGATTTTGTAGTTATAAACGCAGATTGGTAAGGAGTGAGACTATGGACGCAGTTGAATATGTAAAAACCGTATGCAGATTGTGCAAAAGCGAAGGACATTGTTCTGAATGTCCATTGCGAAACAAAGAAGATGGCAGCTGTATCGTAAATAGAAGCGAACATGCGGAAAAAGCTGTGCAGATTGTCGAGCAATGGGCGAAAGACCACTCCATCAAGACTCGCCAGAGCGAGTTTTTGAAGATGTTTCCGGATGCGGGAACGGGTGAAAGCGGGATTCTTATTTTTTGCCCACGTCAGTTTGACCCCAAAAATGTAAATAGCGTATATTGCCATAGACATGCGTGTTTTGAGTGTCGCAAACATTACTGGACCACGGAGGTAACGAACAATGACTAACATTACAACCCTGCGCCCCGGCGAGCACTTCATTTTCAAAAATTCCGAATGGGTCTGCCTTGACCCACACCACCCTGACGGCGGCGTGCTGGCTATTATGGCTGAACCGTGGGCAAAAGATGTAAAATTCTGCCCGGACGAACAGTATGTCGATGAAAAAGGAAACTGGAATAACTACCGAACCAGTAATGTGCGTGGAATTCTATCTGATATGGAGAACGCTGTTTTTGAGAGGAAAAGTCTGCTGTCACATACTGTTGACCTTGTTGCAGACAACGGCGACCGCGCCTATGGCACTGTACAGGACTTTGTTTTTATCCTCACGTGTGATGAGTACCGAAAGTACCGTGACTACATTCCGCACTACGACAGCTGGATTTGGACAGCTACACCGTGGTATTGCGGAGATAAGGATTCCGACACGGGCGAAGCGAGCGTTGTTCGCGGTGTGTACACGGGTGGTCAGTTGAGCTACGACTTTGCGTGCCACAGCAATGATGTTGCCCCGGCTTGTATTCTCAATCCAGCATCCCTCAATCTGCGCCAGAACATGGCGTATGTAGAGGAGGTATCAGAATGAGCACAACAATAGGCTGCCCGATTCCGGGCGCAAGCCAGCCAAAAGAACCGGTACGGCTGATTGATGCAAACAGCATATTACGTTTAATAGACACAAACGGTAGCGCCTATGACGGTATCGAATATCAGGCATATAAGGCTGGTACCGAATATGTTCGCAGTCTGATAGATGACGCGCCAACCATCGACCCCGAATCCCTGCGGCCTACGGCACATTGGATTCACAAGAATGTCTACTGTATAGCAGGAGTTGATTCCTGTTCCAACTGTGGGTGCGGAATCATTGACGGAGGCAGATTACACAAGTATTGCCAGAACTGTGGAGCAAGGATGGTGAACGAAGATGAATGACCCGGTAAAAATCATTGATAAAGCATGTATGAGTTACATAATCGACCACCAAGAGGAGAAAAAAGGATTGTATCTATCTTTGGAAAATTGTGAAGGTGGCGCTGTCGTGGTAGCTTGCGACAATAGCACGGGCTTTGCATATATCGAAGAATTTGACAGCGTGAAAGATGCTATCAAGTGGTTGCGGAGGGAAGAATGAACCATACGTTTTTTGACTCAGTAAACAGCAAGTGCATTTCTTTTGACAGCATGCCGAAGATTTCCGACTTTGGTGATGAGAATGACCTGATTCGGCGCGGTGATGCGCTGAAAGCAATCAGGAAAGCATATATCAGTGCGCATTTGCCGTTCGATTCCGCTACGCCGGAAGGACAGCGAGTAATGGATGCTCTATATGCGGTATGGAAAGTGAAAAAGAGAGGAAAAGAAGCATGACAGTATTTGACGCAAACTGCATCTACACAATTAAATGCCTTGCTCTGATCTTCGTTGCAGCACCGGGAGCGATGCTTATCGGCGCATTGCTGATCTACCTGTTTGCACTGTGCTGCAAAAAGATTTTAGGGCTTTGGAGGGAGAAAAAATGAACATTTTTCTTTCGATTCTTGGCACCGCGATTGTCACAATTTTGATTGCGGGAGCCTATTCCATCGGCGTATCTGTCGGCAGAGCTGCGGCTGAGGAAGATAACCAAGAGCCGGTAATTTACATGGATCACACGCATGGGGGTGAATAAATGGTTAAGATTTGCACTGAATGTAAAAAGGAATTTGAGGGAAGCGCAAAAACCAGGCTTTGCCCGGAATGCAAGGAAAAGCATCGGAAAGCGGTTGATGCGCTCCAACGTGAAAAGCACCGCAATCAATCTTTGGTCAAATGCGAATGGTGCGGGCGGCTTTTTGCCAGAAAAAAGAACGAAAAGAAGTGTGAAGCATGCCGAAAAGAAGGAAGATATGGCAGCCCACAGATGGTGGCACACAGTAAAAGGGAGCCGCCTAAAGTGAGCATTAACGGCGTTCTCAAGATTGCCGATAAAGACGGCACGACTTACGGGAAAGCGGTTCTGGCACACAATATTTAAGGAGGAACACATGAAAAGTATCGGAAACGCGCTTGCACTGACTGCGACTTTGGCATTCATCGCCTATATGGTACGTTCTACTGGCAGCGGAATTTGGGCATGGATGATTTTACCGTGCTTCTCGTTCGCTGCACTTGGGATTGCTGATTAAGGAGGAAACAATGGAAAATAACTGCTGCAAAAGCTGCAATACTGTGCACAAACAGGTTGCTGTTGTGCTGGATGACGGCGCATACATGCCGGAATACGCACATTTTGGCTGGGATGCAGGTGCAGACCTGAAAAGCCCTGTTGATGTGATGATTCCGGCGAACGGGAGCGCTGTAATTGATACCGGCATACATATTGACATTCCGCAGGGCTATGTGGGGTTCCTGAAAAGCAAATCCGGCCTGAATGTTAAGCATGATCTGACAAGCGAAGGCGTGATCGATGCAGGATATACCGGGAGCATCTGCGTAAAGCTTTATAATCACGGAAAAACGGATTATAAAGTCCATTCTGGGGATAAAATTTCCCAAATCGTGTTTATTAAGGTGGAATCTTACGACTTTTACCCGTGCAGCAAGATGCCGGAGCGGGAACGCGGCAACGCAGGATTTGGTAGCACCGGAAAATAAAAAAACTTGCATATTAGCGCATAATATGCTATAATATCAATAAGAAATAGCGTGCCAAGTGCTTAATTGCCAAGTGCCAGTTGAACTTGAAAGTTCGGCTGGCACTTTTGCTATATGGGGGACACATGAAACTATACTGCGCAGACTGCATGGACATCTTGAAGGGGATACCAGAAGGCAGTATAGACATGATTTTATGCGACCTGCCCTATGGTACAACGCGGAACAAATGGGATGTCATCATCCCGCTGGAGCCGCTATGGGCGCAATACAGGCGCATAATCAAAAGAAATGGCGTTATAGCACTGCACAGCGATATGCCATTTACAGCGGCTCTTGTAAGCGCTGGGAAAGACTTGTACCGGTATGAGCTGATATGGGTAAAGGAAAACGGTAGCGACTTTCTGAACGCAAACCGCAAGCCCCTAAAAGCGCATGAAAGCATCCAGATATTCTATAAGCACCAGCCGACCTATAACAAGCAATATGTGGACGGAAAGCCCTATAAGAGGGGGGGGGCAAAGGCGAAAGGCTTCCCAAAACTGGGGAAAGTTTCGTGACGACATCTTAACAGACTGTAGTGATGGCAAGCGGAACCCCACAACAATTCTGAAATTCCCAAGGGAAAAGGGATTGCACCCCACCCAAAAACCTGTAAAGCTGGAAGAATGGCTGATTAAGACGTACACAAACCCAGGCGAGACGGTATTAGACAACTGCATGGGCAGCGGAACAACCGGAGTAGCCTGTATCAACACAAATAGAGACTTCATCGGGATAGAGAAGAACCCCGACTATTACAAAACGGCCATAAGCCGGATAAAGGAGGCACAGGACAATGGGAAGCAGGGCAACCAAAAGAAACAGCCCGATCATGATTGATAATGACCCTGATAATGTGCCGGAAGGGAATCAAAGGCGCATTGAGTTTCTGCTTGTGATATCCCAGCTTCCCAAAATAAGCACAAACGACCTGCCAGCTCTCAGAAAACGCTTTTATGACTATCTTGATCTATGTGTCAAGTATAACATGAAAGTGGGCAACATGGCGGCGTATGCTGCTATGGGAGTAGATAAAAACACTGTAAACGACTGGGAAAGCGGGAGGCGGCGTAGCTCACAAAAGGAATACCAGGAATTCGCGCGAGAAATAAAGCGTGTATGCGGGATGTACCGGGAAATGCTGATGCAGGACGGTGCAATCAACCCGGTAACAGGGCTGTTCTGGCAGAAAAACTTTGACGGCTTCCAGGATCAGCAAGAGATTATAACCGCAACAAAAGACCCGCTGGGCGAAAACATGACCCGAAAAGAAATAGAAGACAGGTTCAGCGCTGACTTTGTAGAGATAGCCGACTTTAAGGAAGTCAAAGAGCCGGAGCAACTGATAGAACCGGTTCAAACAAAGCCACGCAGGAAAAAGAAACAAGCAAAAGAAACTGAATAAACGAAAACAGAGCATCTAGCAGCATGTAAACAAACCGCCGGGTGCTCTTTTATTATGCCTATAACCACGCAAAGAAACGCGCTATCCGCTTAAATGCCATAGTAAAGCCTAAAATCAGCGCGGAAATGCCTGGTAAAGGCAAGGGCAAACCCAGAAAAGCGGGGAAACCAAAGACAAAGGGAAGAAAATAAGGCGGGATAAACGAAGCAGCAAGCGGTCATCATCAAAAAAGACCCCTAAACACGAATAATTATCCCACCTCCAAAACCATCTATTGAAACATATCTCCATGTGAAATGGTCAAAAACACGGGGTATATACCTGAATCATGAAACAAAAGTGCATAATGCAAACCCGATTTAACTTTGGCGGAGATTTTTTCACGCAAAATCATTCGACTTTCAGGCAGGGGATGCCCCTTCGACTTTGGGAGTGTTTCGACTTTGGTTCGACTTTCAAACCCGTTCGACTTTGGCAGCGGGGTGTAAAACGGCGCACCCTGACCGCAGCACCTTCCGGCCCGGCGGATGCTCCCCAGGACGTCCCCAGCTGGGCAAAATGTGCCTTTTGGGTGCATATTTCGCTAAATAATGATTTAGCGAACATCGAATTGACGTTGCAACGTGTATTAAATTTTGGAAGCAGCCCAAAAGCACAAAAGTGCATAAAAAAGCGCCGCCGGGGATGCCGGAAGCGCTGAAATTCATTCGACTTTCAAACCGATTCGACTTTCGTTCGACTTTGCCCGCCGGGTTCCAGATGGGGCATGCAAAGCCCCGGCGGGTGATCTGGCGGGGCGTTACTTGCTTGCATCGCGCTCCCGCCGCTCTTGGCAGGCCTGCAAGATATAGTTTTGGATGCTTTGCCCTACGCGCTCCGCATCATCGCGGATTTGCGCGCCGTCCTCTTTTGTGGGCCGTATTGTGATACTGTCCCTACTCTTATTATATTTGACGCTGGCGCGGGTGTGTGCTGCTGATACTGGCATATAGATCACCTCCAAAGCCATTATAACACACCAAGCAAAAACCGTATACGTACAAAATTAACACAAAATAACCGTCAACGTTGTATAGAATGTCAATAGACAATAACCGTATACGGTGATAGAATAAAGACATCAAAAGAAAAGAGCCCAAAGGGCAGGAGGAAAAGACAATGGCTAAAATCAAAATGACGCGCAAGGCAATTACTCAAAACTTTATCAATATTCGGTGTGCGGGGTTATGCGATCTGCAGAATCTGCTATCCAACCACGAGCCGGGCGCGTATACCTGCGGAGTTTACGGCTGGAATTTTGACGTTTATGGCGTGTATGGCGTGACGCTTTGCACGGGATACCGGAGGATGCCTGGCAAGCTTGCGGAGGGCATAGAGGAGTACGAGGCGGCCGCCGCAAGAATCCGCCGAGACAATACCCGGCCGTACGAGGAACGCCAAAAAGAGGTTGAAAAGCTCTTGATGGAGTTTTGCAAGCTCAACGGCGGCAACGATTAACAACGAGAGGAGAACAAAAAATGGATAGTTATAAATTCCATCATTCTGCACTTGCACGCGGCTATGTAAGAGTAGGCCACGAGGTCAAAGAGCCATACAATGGTAAGTTCGGGCGCGGGTACAAGCTGTACAAAAACAACCCTTGCAGCTCCCGCTATTGCATTGTTGAGTATTACATCGCCGTATGACACAACCCGCAAGGCCGACGCATAACGCGCCGCCGGTGCAAGCCCGGCCACCCTGCAAGGGGCGGGCGCTCATGGGTAACAAACACGATCACAAGCCCGGCACAAATTTACAACGCGCACCCATCGCCAACAATGGCCGCCAGCCCGCCGGGGCGCTGGCATAAGTCCAACGGGAGCCGGTGCACCTCCCCACAAAACAGATTGCACCCGCCGCCGGTCGTTCCGGCCAGGTTCGCCGCGTTCTGATCCCGCGCCTCGGGCGCAAAAAGTGAAACCCGCCAGCCCCACGAGAGAGGGCAGGAAAACAACATACAGGAGGCAAAAACAGGATGAAATATTATTATATTGTCTATGCAGCGGAGCAGGACAAAAACCGCGTAAACCCGTTTACAGGGGAGCGCGGCGGGTCAGATTATGAGCCGGGATATTATGCGGCTGTGCTGCGCGTTAGCACGCAAGACAATATCTTGCATGTGCTCAACATGTACGCGGGCATGATGCATGCTAACATATGTAGCAGCAAGCGGGAGGCGGATGCAGTCGCCCGCGCCTGGAATGAGAGTTACAAGCGCAACGGGACGGCGCTGTTTTGAGCTAACAAGGGGGTTATAATCATGATCTATCAAGCTAATAAGCGCCAGTTCGGGGCGCTTGAAGGCCTTGCACACTGGTGTGCCGAGTATTACTATACTCTTGAGAGATTCGGCGCGGATGATGCCGAGATGCCAGCGATCCGCAAGGATATGTCTTTTTGTATGGAGCGGTGCGATGCGCTGGGCGTGCCGTACTGGGCGCAAAACGCCGCCCTTGCATGGGCAGAGAATTGGAGGGCCACGAAATCGGAGTATTTTGATACCGCGATGGCCAAGAGGGGGATCACCTGCAGCGGGGCCGCGGGCTGATTATTGCCCGGAGCTATTGCAATAGCGCGGGATATTGTGTAAAATATAGCTGCAGGGGGTGTTTTATATGCTGGTTGTATTGTTCTTGCTAGCCTCTCCATTTATTATTATTTTTGGCGTGATGCGCCATTTTTAAGCAATATAGCGGATCGCCTGGGCCGTATGGCCTGGGCGCTTTTTTTTATTGTCTTCGGGTAGGGTGCTCCATTCTGCCCGGCATTTTTTGTACATGATCGGCGGGGGTATACCGGAGGGGGATTTTGGCAGGTCGAAGGGCGCGGGGTTAGTCCCTCCAATCCCGAAAAAATAAAAAAGTCCCATAAAAGTTTGCGTTCCCATACTTTTTGCGCTAAAATGTAAATGTGAGCTCTCCTTCAATTTGCTACAATCAAAGGTAGGAATAATAGCGTTTGCAGCTGTACAGCTAAAACATCTGAACTGACCGCATTTTCACGGCCGTGACCAAGTAATTCTAAAATTTGCATTGAAAACACCTTCTCATTGTGTTAAAATGAGAGTGGAGCAAGGGCTTGCTGGCTTTTCTCCACTCTGTCGCCGTCTGGTGTGCTGCAACACACTGGGCGGCTTTTTTGTTTGGATTCTTCCTGAATTTTTCAAAAAACAAAAAAGGCCGAAAATCAACGATAAACAGTTTGTCTGCAACGGAAAACGATGCTATAATAATAAAAATAGTGCCAAGTGCCCTGTGCCAAGTGCCTTTTCTCAAATTTGAGGGAGGGCACTTTTTTATTTTGAAAATTTTTGAAATTGCAAAAAAGAGCACAATGCGAGCCAAGACAGCGGACGAAGCAGTTTATGCGTTTGCTGCGATCCGGGAACTGGAAAAAGAAAACTTCAAGCAGGCGCACAAGCTTAGTGTGGATTTGCATAATAAGCTGGGTACGCTGCCGCGCTGCAATGACCTGATTGAGCTGAACCGGAATCTGCTGCTGTTCAATGCTCCGTATAACTTTGATTCCTTTTGCCAGTACATTGAACTTGATCGTGACCCCAAAAGCCGGTTTTATATGCCGCGCCGAAAGCAGCTGATTCGGATGGTAAACACCCTGCAAAAACTGGAAGATGGGGAACTGGACATTGCAGGAATCATGATGCCGCCCGGAACCGGGAAAAGTACCACTGCCATTTTTTATCTGACATGGCTTGCCGGACGGAACCCCGACATGCCGATTTTAGGTGGCAGCCACAGCAACGCATTTCTGCGCGGCGTGTACGATGAATGCCTGCGAATTATGGCAAAAGGCGGGGAGTATTTGTGGCGAGATGTGTTCCCCGGCGTATGCATTGCCAGAACGAATGCACAGGACATGATGATAGACATGTACAAGCCAAAGCGCTTTGCCACACTGGAATTTTCTTCTATCGGCAGCGGCAATGCGGGCAAGGTGCGTGCGCAAAAGTTGTTATACTGCGATGACCTTGTAAGCGGCATTGAGGAAGCCATGAGCCGGGAACGCATGGATAAGCTGTGGCAGCTGTATACAACGGATTTGCGGCAGCGCAAAATTGGTGAATGCCGGGAACTGCACATTGCCACACCCTGGAGTTTGCATGACCCGATGGACAGGCTGGAACGTAACAACGAAAACAACCCAAGGGCTGAATTTTTGCACATGCCTGCCCTGAACGAGGAAGAAAAAAGCAATTTTGATTATGCCAACGGGGTAGGGTTCAGCACCAAGTTTTATATTGACATGCGGGAATCAATGGATGATGCCAGCTGGCGCGCATTGTTTATGACAAGCCCGATTGAACGGGAAGGGCAGCTGTACCCAGAAGATCAGCTGCGCCGCTACTTTGAGTTGCCGGATAAAGCGCCGGAAGCCATTATTGCAGTATGTGATACCAAAGAAAAAGGTTCTGACTATGCGGTACTGCCCGTTGCATACAAATACGGGGATGATTTTTACATTGAGGAATGTGTTTGCGATAACGGCGCACCGGACGTGGTGGAAACGCGGCTCTGGATGGTTCTTGTGAAACACAAGGTTCAGCTGGCCCAGTTTGAAAGCAACAGCGCAGGCGGCAAAGTGGCAGAAAAATGCCAGCAGGAAGTAAAGGCACACGGCGGAATAACCAGGATTGTGACCAGGTACACCACCGCAAACAAAGAAACCAAAATCATTGTAAATTCCCCCTGGGTGATGGAACACTGCCTGTTCAAAGATAATTCTGTTATCAAGAATAACAAGGAATACAGGCGTGTTTTGTCGTTTTTAACAGGGTACACAATGGCAGGGAAAAACAGACATGATGACGTGCCGGACGCATTTGCCATGCTTGCACAATACGCTCAAGGCCTAAATGCGGGCAAAGTTGAAATTGGGACAAGAATTTGGTAAAAAAACAACGTTAATGTGCTTGAAAAATGTGAATTTTATAGTATAATAGTAAATGGAAAGGCTTTATAGTTTAGCTCTTTTCTTATGAACATTTTGTTCATACCTCCTAGGGTACGGAACCAGCGTCCTGCATATGCGCCGCCCTAAATATGGTTCTCCCGCTAGCTGAAATGCCAGCTATTGTGTCGCTATAGTTTAATGGCAAAACTCCTGGCTCATAACCGGGTGCTTGCAGGTTCAACCCCTGCTGGCGGCACCAGAGTGCGCTCTACGGCGCACAACCGGCACTATGTGGGCCGTTATCAGCCATATAGAGCCTGACAGTGCTAACCTGTCCGCTGCGCCTGCCAGGATGTCAAGCGCTTGGCAGGCGATATATACCGTATAGCCATATTTAAGGGCGCTGCGTTCCGAAGCAACGGCGTGGCGGAGGGTGCAAGGCCACCATACGGAACCAGATGCAAGGTAGCGCCTTGCTGTGTGAGCGGTGCGGCTTCCCTCACAAACGATGACAAAGCCTGTGAAAAGCAGGAACCGCACATGCTGTTATAGCTCAATGGTAGAGCAGCCGCCTTGTAAGCGGCAGGCTACTGGTTCAAGTCCAGTTGGCAGCTCCAAGGCCGATGATACAGGTAAAAGATTCAGCCCAGAGCTGAAGTTCCCTGTTAGGCAATCCCTGCACACCTCTCTTTGATGTGTCCCATGCAGGGCTTTTGATGATATGTTCCCGACATTTACGCCGGTAAGTTGCGGTTTAGTTTTGAGTTTCGCGCAGGCTGGAAAAATTCAACCGTGAAACGTGCAATTTTAACTTGACTGTAATTTGCTTATACGCAGTCATAGCTTAATAACGTTGGAAAAGCAGCGCCTGTGGGTGCCGTTGCAGGTTCGAGACCTGCTGACTGCTATTGCTGGGTCGATCCCACCGGTGAAAGCCCGGCGCAGGCAAAACGCGATAGATAGCATGACCCAGCGGTGACATCTAAAAAACCGCTCGGCATCTGCTTGTGCGGACTCCGTTACTGACGCAGTTGCGCATTGCCGAAACCCATTATATCAAAGCAGACGTGCGTACAGCAGGCACGTTAAACACTGACTGTATGCAGGCGTACCATCACGCGCATAGCACTGGATGCCGCCTGTTACGTTGCAAAGCCTGCTACTTTGCAATGGGTGAGCCCGGCATAGCATAAACCGGGAGGGCGGGAACGGGGTTATTTTTGAAAGAAGGGATAAATTGCGAGTAAGTGTTTACTGCCCGTGCTGCGGTGCGGCAGGAATCAAGCGGAAGCTGATGGAAGTTGATACAGCAGCAAAGGGAACGATTTATCCCTATTGCAAGGCGTGCAAGCGGAACATTGAAATCCATTTGCCGCTGAAAAAATAAAGTGCCAAGTGCCCTGTGCCAAGTGCCAGCTGAACCTTAATTGGTTTGGCTGGCACTTTTTGTTTTTGTGCAAAGGAGAACAGCTTGGAAAGATATCTTGTTGACATCCTGCCGGACGAGGGGTTGCACGGTAGACGGATTATCACCACAAACGAGCAGGAAATTACAGCAGATAACGTTGTAAAGGTGCTGAATACTGCCATTGCCACCCACGACAGGAACCGGGGAGAAATCCAGTATTTGTGGGATGTTTACCGGGGCAAGCAGGATATCCGAAAAAAAGAAAAAATCGTCCGTGAGGAAATCAACAACAAAATCACGGTGAACATCGCAAATGAGATCGTGACGTTCAAAACAGCATTTCTACTTTCCGGCCCTGTGCAGTATATCGGCGCAAAAGGAAGCAAGACGGACAACAACAAACTGGTTAATTTGAACCGCTGGATGTCAGATGAGGACAAACAGAGTAAGGACAAAGAAATCGTTGACTGGATGCACATTGCGGGGCTTGGCGTGCGGATGGTTCTGTCTGACCCCGGCTCGGAACAGTCGGGAAGCCCTGCCTGCATTTATACCCTTGACCCGCGTGAAGCGTTCGTCATCTACTACAGCGGCTATACCAAAAAGCCAATGGCAGGTGTGCTGACACAGTACGATGAAAACGATGCCAAGTATTACGGTGTTTACACTGACAGCGAATATTTTGAAATCAAAAGCGGGAAAATCACCCGGCAGTCTGGGCATTTGTACGGCAGTGTGCCGATTGTGGAATACCCCAACAACAGTGCCAGAATGGGCGCGTTTGAAGTAGTGCTGCCGCTTCTGAATGGTATTAACACGCTGGAAAGCAACCGCGTGGATAACGTGCAGGATTTTGTAAATGCGTATGACGTATTCCAGAACGTTGATTTGGAAGACGGCCAGTACAGCCAGCTTGCCAGCGGCGGTAAGTTTATCAAAATCAAAGATTCCCAGCAAGGGATGCCTGCAAAAATTTATCGCATCAGCAGCGAGATGAACAGTTCTACTGTGCAGACCGCTGTGGATGATTTGCATGATAAGATTTTGACCATCTGTGGCATGCCGAACCGCAACGGCGGTTCTTCCACCAGCGATACCGGGCAGGCAACCATTATGCGCGATGGCTGGAAAGACGCAGAAAGCCGCGCCCAGGACAGTGAAGACATGTTCCGGCGCAGTGAACGGCAGTTCTTGCGTGTGTTCCTGACCATTTGCAACACAACAAATAATCTTGGCCTGAATGTAGGGGATGTGTACGCACAGTTTACCCGCAACAACCTGACTGACATCCAGAGCAAGATGCAGGTATTTATTCAGGGCCTGGGCTGTGAAAAGATCGCGCCGGAAACGGTATACCGCGAACTTGGCCCGTTCCGTGACAATGAAATGGCCTTGCAGGAGGGCATGAAATATTACGAGGAAAAACAGGCAGAGCTTGAAAAAAGCCTGAATGAGGAGCTTGACAATGGACTGGAAACCAACGGACAGCGCAATCAGGCTGCTGAACCGCAGGGCGATACGCAGGTTTGAAAAAGCATCCCGGCAGATAACGCAGTTTGATGAATTGAACGTTATGCCCGCCTGCAAGCAGCTATACCAGGATATTGCCAAAGACAATCAGAAAGTCTTTTTAGAACTGGCAAAAAAATGCTACCAGGATGCCGAAGTTCACGGCAAAGAAAACCCCGACAGGGCATGGCTGCTTGCCTTGCTTGCCGGATACAGCGCCGTTACCGGATATGTGTACGAACACGAGATTGACCGAAAGCGGGCCTACCTGGAAGAGGGGCTTTTGAGCCGGAAAAACCATCAGAACGAATTCCGGCGTGCATTGCGGTATTGGAGCGATATGACGTACCAATACGCCGATGATGTGACCGATTCTGCAAGAATCAAGGCATTTACAGATGCCGGAGTAGAACAGGTGCAGTGGCACACTGCCGGGGATGAAAAAGTGTGCCAGGTTTGCCGGGAACGCAACGGAGAGATTTACCCGATTGATAATATCCCCGATAAACCCCACAGGAAATGCAGGTGTTGGCTGACACCTGTTTGATCGTCAGAGAAGACGCTAAAACGCAAAGGTCAGAGAAGACGCTAAAACGCACAAATACGGGCGAGAGAACGCCGACAAAATAACGCGGAGGCACCAATGAAATTTGATACCAGCACCATTGACGGCTTTGAAAACATGAGCGATGCAGACAAGGTGACGGCGCTGCTTGGCGTTGACCTACCTGATCCGGTGGATACAAAGAACCTTGTAAAAAAAGAAGATTTTGACAAGGTGATGAGCGAAGCCAGCAGTTACAAAAAGCAGTTGAAAGAAAAAATGACTGCCGAAGAAACCGCTGCTGCAGAAGCCAAAGCCGCACAGGAAAAGTTGCAGAACGATTATAACGCACTGCTGAAAGAAAACACCATTTCTAAAAACGTTGCCAAGTATATTGCGCTTGGCTACGATGAAAAACTTGCCAAAAGTACGGCAGAAGCCCTTTTTGATGGCGACATGGAAACGGTGTTTGCCAATGCTGCAAAGGCAAATCAGGCGCTTGCAGACAAGCTGAAAGCAGACCTTATGCGCAACAGCCCCAGACCCAGCGGCGCTGGTACAAGCACCGAAGAAGAAAGCGAATACATGGCATTTGCCAAGCGCAGCGGTAAGGCAAAAGCACAGGCCAATGAGGCGGCCGCAAAAGTCATGGATTATTACAAGTAAGGAGTGAAAGCATGAAATTCAAGAAAACGGATGTTGCCGGTGCAGTTGAGATTCTGGCCAGCAATGATTTTACCGCAATCCCGTTTACCACAACCACCGCAAAAAAGGCTGGTGAAAAACTGACAGTTGACAGCCGCGTTGGCGTTGTGCTGTATGACGTTGACCCGGATGAAAACCCCAACGGCAGCCTGCTGGTTGCGGGCGTGATTGATGCAGTAAAGGCAAAGGCACACAGCGGTATCGACCTTGCTGCAGAATCTGACCTGCCGGATACCATTATCCTGCGCACCAATACCGGCGTGAACGCATAACGGAGGTGAAAACATGAACCTTACTGAACTTTTTACACCTAAAATCATTGCGGCAAACTATACCGAAGCTGCTTCCAACGCAATCCCGTACCTGGGCAGCGGTTTGTTCCCCTCTGTAAAGCGTGCTGGCCTTGACCTGGCATGGATTAAGGGCCACAAGGGCCTGCCTGTTTCCCTGAAACCCTCTGCTTTTGATGCAAAGGCCACTTTCCGTGACCGCATCGGCGTGAGCAAGCTGGAAACCGAGATGCCGTTTTTCCGCGAGGGCTACAAGATCAAGGAAAAAGACCGCCAGGAGATTCTGCGTGCCCAGAGCAGCAATGACCCCTATGCGGCGGATGTCATCAACCGCATTTACGATGACCAGCAGGATTTGATTGCCGGTGCTGACGTTGTGCCGGAACGCATGCGCATGCAGCTGCTGTTCCCGGAGGGCGGCGCAATGGGTATTACCATCAAGGCCAATGGCGTGAACTACACCTACAACTATGACCCTGACAGCAAGTGGAAGGGCACCAATTACACCGCCCTGACCACCACTGACCTGTGGACTGCCACTTCCACCGCAGACCCGTTCAAGCAGATTCAGACCATCAAGGACAAGATGGCAAACAATTACGGTGTGACCCTGGCTTACATGGTGATGAACACAACCACGTTCAACCTGATGAAAGCCACCGATGCCGTAAAGAATCGCTGGCTGACCGTAACTGGCCGCAGCATGGGCTACCTGACCAACGATGAAGCCAAAGATGTTATCGCATCCACTACCGGCATTCAGATCGTGATTTACGACAAGCTGTATGCCGATGAGGGCGGCACAAGCCACAAGTTTGTTCCGGACGGCTATGTGAGCTTTATCCCGGAGGGCGCACTGGGCAAGACCGCTTACGGCACCACCCCAGAGGAAGCCGACCTGGCAGGTTCCGGCAAGGCAGATGTTGCCATTGTGGACACCGGCGTTGCCATTACCGTTGAAACCACCGTGCATCCGGTCAACGTAAACACCTACGCTTCCGAGATCGTGCTACCCAGCTTTGAGCGGATGGACGAAGTTGCCGTTATGAAGGTGACTGCATGACCTGGCTGATTCCCGATTATGCAGTGTTTTACGGTGGTGAGCTTTGCGTGACCGGGGAAAAGGTGAAGATTGCCGACCAGGACAGTGCCGAAATGGCAAAATACGGGAAAGTAATAACCGAAAAGGCGGAAACACCCCCTGCGGTAGAACACCGGCGGGGCAGAAAGCCGAAAGTTTGATGAACGGCGGGTGACAGTATGGAGATCTTTGAGCGATTGCAAAAACGGACAGGCGAAAACGACCTTGACCTGTTAGCAGATTTGCTGGACAGCGCAGAATCCGTGATACTGGCCCGCCGTTTTCCTTTTGGCGGTGGTGAGCTGGAAGAGCGATACCGCGATTTGCAGTTCCGGATTGCATTAGCATTTTATAACAAACTTGGCGCGGAATATGAGACCAGCCACAGCGAAAGCGGTATCAGCCGCACATGGGGCAGCGAAGATGTGCCGCAGCAATTGTTGGAAGAAATTGTTCCGATTGGAAAGGTTGGCAGCTGATGCGCGACCTGAAAGCCAATCAAAAGACGATATGGTATCAGAACAGCAGCGGATTTGCCGCCGTGAAAGATGAGTACGGCAACCGCACCGGCGAGGAACAGCCCATCATGGAACACGCTGAACAGCTGAAAATCAGCGTGAGCGGCGCTGTTGGCGCAATGGAAGCCGCCGCTTTTGGCGGGTTTACAGATTACAGCCGGACAGCCTGCACGGCAAACACAAACTGCCCTTTGCGGGAAGGAACGCTTATCTGGATTAACCGGGATTCTGACGAAAGCCCGAATTACGTTGTGACCAAAAAGGCAGATACCATAAACGGCGTATTGTATGCGATGAAAGAAATCGTGCCATGAAAATTAAGCTGGCGTTAAGCGAAAAAGGCATAGAGCAGGCGATAAAGGAATACGAGAACTGGCAAAAAACGCTGGAAACCCGCATTGAACAGTTTGTAAAAAGACTGTCAGAAATGGGGGCAAAAGTTGCCAAGATACGGTTTACTGCCGCCGTTTATGATGGTGACATGAGCGATATTACGGTTCAAGTAGAACAGCACGGCAAGAAAGCCACGATTTACGCCACCGGGCAGGCCGTTTGCTTTATTGAGTTTGGCGCAGGCGTTGCATTTGCAGAGCATCCAAGCGGGCTGTATGCGCATGGCACATACGGCGATGGGAAAGGTTCAAACCCGAATGGATGGGTTTATGATGGCGTTCCCGGGCCAACGGCACAGCCTGTGTATAACCGCAAGGGCGAGCAAAAGCCCGGCGTTTGGCGTACAAAGGGCAACCCGCCCGCATGTGCCATGTGGGAGAGCGCGGCCCAGATGGCTGCAAGTGTAAAAACCGTGTGGGAGGAGGTAATGCGTTGACAGAGGATTTTCAGCCGCAGATTTTTGAATTCTTTGCACAAAAGCTGGAAGCAAAATTTCCCGGCGTTAAATTAAGCAGCGTAATTACCGACCAGCCGCCAAGTTTCCCGTGTGTTCAAATCGAACAAGATGATTTGCCGACAGACCATGACAACAGCGGCAGAATCAGATTTGTGAATGTGCGGCTCCGCGTGCGCGTTTACACAGCGGGGAACACAAAAACAAGCCAGGCCCGGAAAATACAAATGTGCATTGACGAGATAGCCAACAGTTTGAATTTTACTCGGCAAAGTCACATTACAAGCGGATACCTGTATCAAAACAGTGCGTACCGGACGGAAACAACGTACCGTGCGCGAATGACCGAAGACGGGGTTTTGACCCGGACATGATAAGGAGTTGAAAACATGGCAAATGAACATGTAGCTATCAGTACCCAAGGCGTACAGCTGCTTCGCGGTGATTCCAAGACTACCCTGAAAGAGCTGTGCTGGATTCAGGAATATCCTGACCTGATCGAAGACCCGGATACCATTGACGTTACCACACTGATGCACACCATGCAGGCTAACATCCCTGCGCTGCCGAAATCCTCTGCGCGTGCCTTCCCGGCGTTTGTTGACACCGATGCGGGCAACCTGAAAGCAGTACAGGATACGGCAAATACACCGGCCTATTATGCGGTGCGTAGCCGTAATGGCTGGGGCTGGGTATGGCATGGTCAGCACAGTGTTTCTGTGCCCGGCAAAGGCGTTGATGATGCAATTCAGTTCAATATCGTCATTACCAACGATTCTGACCTTGAATTCACCGAAAGCATTACTGTTGCTACTTCTTGAGGAGGAAAACGCAAATGGACGCTATCAAACTGACTTTTGAAGGCAAAAGCTACGAGCTTACCTATACCCGCGAGACTGTCAAGCAGATGGAGAACACCGGATTTGACATCCAGATGTTGGCACATCAGCCCACCGTTCAGGGCGATAAGATGTTTGCCGGCGCTTTTCTGGCAAAGTGCAAGGGCGTTAAGCGCAAGGTGATTGACGACATCTGGAACCATATGGACATTGAAAGCAAGAATAATGTTCTTGCCGCACTGGCCGATATTTATGGCGATGCAATGAACAGCCTTGCAGATGATGGAAAAAAGGTGACTTGGGAGATTGCTTGACCGACGATCTCCCCGAAGGTCAAAAAACATGGGGCCAGATTTTTGAAGAACTAGCCCCTTATTATTTATCAATCGGCATGAGCGCTGACGAGTATTGGAATGGTTATCCAAGACTTGCCAGAGAATACCGGGAAGCGCATAAAAAACAGCTTGAGGAATGGAATTATAAGGCGTGGATACAGGGCAGGTATATTGCCGATGCCATATCCGCCACGATCGGAAATGCGTTTATCCCGAAAGGACGCAAACCGATGCAGTATCCCAAAGAGCCGTATGCGCTGACGGAAGAAGAACAGATTGCAAGAAAGATAAGGGATGCAGAAGAAGCGGAGAGACGTTTCTTTGAGAAATTCAGTTTGATGGGTGGTGGAAGCAATGGCTGACGTACAGATTGATAAACTTACAATCGAGATTGAGGCCAATTCAGGAGCTGCCACAACTAATATCAAAAAGTTGGGAAAGGCGATAGAGTCTCTTTCTTCAACAGGTAGCTTAAAGACTGTTATTGACAGTTTGGAAAAACTGAATGAAAAACTGTCCAATATGAGCAATTTAAGCTCCGCTGTATCGGGAATAAACAAAGTTTCTGATGCAATGAAAAAGGCAACAGGCGTTTCCAATAATATGACTGCACAGACGGAAGCGCTTGGCTCTTCTCTGAAAAATCTGTTTTCACAGGCCGTTGTGATAGCAATTATTCAAAAGGCTAACACACTTTTGGAAAGTGCCATAACCAACTACAGCAAGTACACAGAAGATATTAACCTGTTTGCTGTGGCAATGGGCAATGCGGCTGACAGCGGCGGCAGATTTGCGCAAAAGATGGAAAACGTGCTTGGCATTGACAGCGGTGAAGCCATGCGGAATATGGCTGTTTTCCAAAACCTTACAACCAGCTTTGGCATGGCATCCGATAAAGCCTACATTCTTAGCCAGAACCTCACACAGCTTGGCTATGATATGGCTTCCTTCTTCAATCTGAGAACAGAAGATTCGTTCCAGAAATTGCAAGCTGCTATTTCCGGTGAGCTTGAACCTATCCGCCGGTTGGGCGTTGATATTTCCAACGCCAGATTGCAACAAGAATTGTACAATTTGGGAATCAATAAAAGCATTAACAGTTTGTCTCAGGCGGATAAGGCACAGCTGCGCTATATTGCTATCATGAAGCAGACAACAAATGCACAGACCGATATGGGCCGCACATTGAATTCGCCTGCAAACCAGATGCGCATTTTGAAAGCACAGATTGATTTGCTCGGCAGAAGCCTGGGCGCGGTGCTCATCCCCGCAATCAATGCGATTCTTCCGCCCCTGATTGCTTTTATTCAGGTTGTCAGAATGGCAATCAGCGCGATTGCATCGCTTTTTGGGCATACGATTCAGTGGGGCGATTTTCAGAGTTCCGGCGTAAGTGCTGCACAGGGCGTTAGCAGCGGGCTTGATGATGTCGGTGGGAGCGCAAGTTCTGCGGCAAAAGCTGTGCATGACCTGATCGGCGGATTCGATGAACTCAATAAAGCACCAGACCAGTCATCCGGCGGTGGTGGCGGTAGTGGCGGAGGTGGAAGCGGATTAGGTGACATTGGCCTTCCGAGCTATGACATGTTCGCCAACCTTGCAAACAGCAAGGTTACGAAATGGGTTGAAAAGCTACAAAAGGCTTTTGAGAACATCAAAAAAGTGCTTGAACCGTTTATGCCACTTATAAAAGGTATTGGCGCTGCTATATTAACGGCTTTTGCCGTTGGAGCTGTCAGCAAATTCCTGAAAAAGTTCAAGGATTTTATTACTAAAGCCGCTGCGGGAAGCGCTGTCTTTGAAGCATTGAAAAAAGCTGTGGGAGTTTTTGTTTCATCGCTGGAGTACGGAGCCGGTTTTTTGAGGTCTTTTTCTTTGGGACTTCAATCGTTCAGAAGCGCACTCCCGGTGTGGGCGAAAGTAGCTACTGCCGTTGCTGTGGCGGTCGGAACCTTTGTCACTGCTTATGATGCAATGAAAAAATTCGGGCAGGGAGCAATGGATTTGAAAACCGCCGCAACAAACTGTGTGGCTGCATTTGCCCTGTTTGGGACAATAGGCGGCATTGTGCTTGGCCCAGTTGGTGTAGTGATTGCAGCGGTGGGAACGGCAGCCGGTGCGTTTTTGGGATACAGGAGTGCAATGCAGGAAGCCGGACAGGAAATGGCGAACGAAAGCCAGTTCTGCCAGACCTTGAATTACATGATCGACCAGTCCACCGCAAGTATTCAGCGGGCAACGGATAGCCAGCAGGAACTTAACGAAAAAATTCAAAGTTTTTCTGATGTCGGAACAAAGTATGCAGGCGTTCAAACCCTTGTCGATTCGATTTTCGATTTAAGCGAAAAGTCGAACAAATCCGCGTTTGAAGTGCAGCAGCTCCAGTCCCAGGTAGAATACCTTAATGGTATGGGCCTGGAAGGGTTGCAGCTGCACATGGACGAAACCGGAACAAAGGTGCTTGAAACTCGTGACGATGTAAACGCCCTTATCGAAAGCCTTGAAAAGGCCGCATATGCCGCAGCAGCGCAGGATTTGTTGGAAAGTGCATATAAGGCGCAGATTCAGGCGGAACAAGACCTTGCAGCCGCCAATGACCGCCTTGCTGCGAGCAATGAAGCAGTCGATACAGCAACAACGGCACTTAGCAATTATCGTGACGGTCTTTCCACATGGGGTGAAATGCTGGCTGATTTGGGTCTCGATGCGCAATATAACGCTTTGTCCGATTCTTTGAGCAAAGCGAACGAAGCCTACGAAACCGCAACAAGTGACGTTCAGGCGCAGCAAGAAGCCCTTACAAATGCCAATTCTGCGATTGATACCTACACCCAAAAACTTGTGGATATCAAAAGCGGGAACTTTGATATGGCTGATTCTGTAACAAGATCTACAAATCAGGTTGATACTTCTATGGCGCAGGTAAGAGATTCTGCAAATCAGACTGCCGGAACAGTAACAAGTGCCAACAGTAATATAACAACGTCTGCTACAAATTCCGCTGCAACAATCAGTTCCAGCTATTCGGCTGCGGCACAAAGCGTACAGGGTAGCACAGGTCAAATGAGTAGTGCGGCAGAAAACGCAAAAGAACGAATGACCCAAAGTGCAAACAATACAGCAAGCACTTATGCGGCAAGTTTTGACAATATCAATTCTGGTGCAAGAAGAAATGCGGAAACGGTAAAAGATTCTGCAAGTAATGCCGCATCTGGCGTTGAAGATGCGGCAACCCGTTCCGGCAATGCACTGTCCGGCCTTCCAGAGAAGGCAAAACAATGGGGCAGCGATTTCGCTTCCTCTTTTGTAGATAGCTTTGTCGATACGTGGACAGTCCTTAAATCGGGATTTGAAGATGCGGCGAAATGGATTAGTGAACGGTTCCATTTTTCTGTTCCTGATAAAGGCCCTTTGGCTGATGCTGACACCTGGATGCCTGACATGATGAAACTGTTTGCATCCGGCATTGAACGGAACAAGAACAGCGTTATCCGCCAGGTTGCAGGGCTTAGTGCTTCCATGCAAAAGGAACTTACGGATGCACCTGTCAATGTCAGCGCAGAGGGCACAGTCGTTTCCAAACACGATGTCGAAGTATCCGGGAAGCAGTTTTCTTCTGCGCAGGCATACCGCACCGGAAATGGCTCCGCAGACGTTGTTGCAGCAATTCGTGCGCTTGGCACTATTATGGAGCGCAACAGCGATACCAAAGTTTTCATCAACGGCAGAGAGGTATTCCGCGCCGTTAAGGATGAAGCACACCGAGAACAAATCAGAACGGGAAGCCCCGCTTTCTAAGAGGAAGATATGAGCTTCAATAGCAAAGACACAAAAGGTTACTGGGCGGTCAACGGAACTGCGCTGTACAAGCCGCAGGGGTGTGAAATCACGCATGAGAACTATGTCGGCTCCAACAGTGGCCGCACAGAGGATGGCGTGATGCACATTGATTGGCTGCGCCGGGACTTGCGCAAAGTCACAATCAAATACAATGCCATGACAGGGAACGAAATGGACGAGCTTGTGGGGCTTGTTCAGGGCAAAGAATATACCGCAACATTCAGAGACAGGGGAAAGACATGCACGATGTCTGCTTATACAGGTGATTGCAAATATGAACTGTACAACGAAACCTTGTGTTCAAGCGAGGGCGGATTATACACCGATGTTTCCTTTGACATGGTAGAGATGTAAAGGAGGGAAGAATCAATGCTGAAAAACCTGATTGTCAAAAGCGATGGGACAGAGATTGATTCTTCCCTTATTTTGTCTTGCACATTGACGCAGACCTTGAATTCAGGCCAGGAATTCACGATTGGAAGCGCATGCACAGATGAAATAGAGGTCGAATACCTTGCGCAAGATGACAATCTTATTGCAAAAGGCGATGTGCTTACGTTGTACTGGGTGAATGACAGCGGCACAAAAACAAAAGTCGGCATATATTATTGCGAAAAGCCAAATTATCAGGGGCTTATGCGGGAAATATCCGGCACAAGCACGGTTTATAAAGTAGTCGCCTACGACACCATGTCCAAGCTGGATGCGGACTTCTCCGGCTGGCTGCGGGCCAATCAGGCGCAGTTCCCCAAAACTATCTGGCAGCTGGTTCAGCTGGCCTGCCAGCGGGCGGGGGTCGCGCTTGCCAGCAGCAGCCTGCCCATCAATGGCAGCTACAGCGTGCAGGCGTTCTATGCGGATGACCTGACCTGCCGCCAGATCATCTCCTGGGCGGCGGAAGCGGCAGGCTGCTATGCCCACATGAACGCGGACGGCAAGCTGCAATTCTTGACCTACACAGACAAGCGCAGCACCGCCAAAATTACCCCGGACGGTGCCAGCAACAGCACCGCCTACTATGCCGACAGTTTGAGCTATGAGGACTACACGGTCAAGGCCATTGAGAAAGTCCAGATCCGGCAGTCGGACAATGACGTGGGGGTGATTTACCCCGACAGCACCACTGCCACCAACACCTATGCAGTGCAGGGCAACCTGCTGCTGACAACCGGAACCGAAGCCAACCTGAAAACCGTTGCCCAGAACCTGTACAACGTGCTGAAAAGCGTGACGTACACCCCCTGCAAAGTATCGGTGCCCAGCAGCTCCGGCCTTGCCTGCGGGCAGATCGTGCACGTTAAGGACGCACGCGGGCGGGAGTTCGACACCTACCTGATGAGCGCCACAATCTCCTCCGGCAAAGCCAGCTTTGAGAGCGTGGGCAGCGCCAGCCGGGAAAGTTCCAGCGCGGTGAACAGCCAGAGCTACAAGAACCTGACCGGCAAGATGCTGGAGATCAAGACCAGCGTGGACGGCCTGGAAGTAAAGGCCAGTGACCTGACCGGCAAGTACACCGACCTGAAAGCAACGGTGGACGGGCTTTCGGCGGAGGTGAAAAAAGACATCAAAATCACCGGCGGCGGCAACCTGATCCTGGGCAGTGAGAGCTTCAAGAACGCTGAACTGAAAGGCAATACCGGCGACGGCAGTTCTATTACCTATGAACTAACCGGCGGGGCGACCATGGCCAACACCAACTCCAACCGATATTTTCGCTGGACAACGGTGGGTGCGTATGTGGCAAAAGGCGTGACATTGTGCCTGTCTGTTATGTACAAACCCGTTTCTGGTGCGGATGAGTTCTGTATGGAAATCGCTTACACGGCGGGGTACTCCACCAGCCAGAGCTGGGCAACCATTAAGCCAACTGATCAGCTGGAGATTGAGCAGACGGACGGCTGGGTACTGCGGTATGGCCTGTGGACGCCGCCGGACAACGCCACCTTAAAGCTGGTGGATATGGGCAGTGGTACCACCCACGCTGGTACCGGCAACTACACCAACAAGTTTTCGCTGCTTCACCCCATGCTGCAATACGGCAACGCGCCGACCGCGTGGAACGCCAGCTCCGGTGACTATCTGACCCAGGAAAGCGCAAAAAGCCTGTTTTCCCAGACCGCTGACGAGATCAAAACCGAAGTCACCAAGTCAGTGACTGAAACGGTAACGGCCAACGTAAAGGATACCGCCACCAGCGCCGCCAACGATGCGGTTGACAGAAAATTGCAGGATTATGCCACCACAGCAACGGTGGAAAGCCTGAAAAAGGATGTCTCCAGCATCAGCCAAAAGTCGGATAGCATCAGCACCAAAGTCAGCAGTCTGGAAGAGACCACCACAACCATTTCCAACGACCTAGACAGCACAAAGCGGGAATTCAAAACCGTTAAAGAATCAGTATCCGCGATTGACCAGAAAGCTGACAGCATTACTCAGACGGTAACGCAGCGGATCACCGGCGGCAACAATATTATTGCGGGCACCGACGACTGGAACAATGCGACCCTGGATGCAGGCGGCAATGATCTGAGCAAAAAAGGGACATACACGATCAGCGGTGAATCCGTCCGGGTGAC